CGAGTGGATGTGCCCGGAGTGCAAGGACGGCGTCTGCTACATGGACTGGCCGGACGAGGAGTACCAGAAGCTGCGCGCCGCCTTCGCGGAGGAAGCATCGTGATTCAGTACGTCGAAGGCGACGTGACCGAGCCGGTAGCGACCGGCGAGATCATCGTCGCGCACGTCTGCAACGACGAAGGTCGCTGGGGCGCTGGAGTCTCCGGCGCCATCGGCCGGCGGTGGCCTGCGGCAGAAGGCGGGTTCCGAGCCTGGTCACGGACGAGCGACGCAACACTCGGCGCCGTGCAGTTCGTCCGAGTGGCCGACCGGATCACAGTCGCCAACATGATCGCGCAACGCGGCATCCGACGTCCGAAGGACGTGGCGCTGGCACCGATCCGGTACGACGCGCTCGCCGAGTGTCTGGGACGAGTGGGACACGAAGCGTTGACGAACAGGGCGGCCGTGGCCGCTCCCAGGTTCGGCTGCGGGCTTGCAGGTGGCGACTGGACCATCATCGAGCCGATGATCAACCAGATCCTGATCGCCAACGGCGTGGCCGTGACGATCTACGACTTCAAGTAGCATGGTGGGCGTGGTGTAGTGGTTTCTGCACGTCTGGTTGTGGCCCAGAAGGTGCGAGTTCAATTCTCGTCGCTCACCCCAAATCTTCAGCAGCGCACTTGACACGTCACTTCTGACGCTCTAAAGTGCCGCCTGTCCACTCGGCTTCCCCAACGAAGCCACCCTTGCCCGAGGGACTCGGGCCGAAAAGCAGAGGACACCATGGCGACGAACTACGCCAAGCACGTTTCGACCCGTTCGACTCCGCAGTCGGAGAAGGCGAAGCCGGGACAGGAGCAGAACCACGCGGGCGGATTCTCGTTCGTGCTCGACAAGTGGGCACGGCTGGACCGCTGGCTGATCCTCGGCGCGGAGGGAGGTTCGTACTACGCCTCCGAGCGCGCGATGACGAAGGACAACGCGAAGACCGTGATGGAGTGCCTCGACGAAGATGGGGCACGCACGGTCGCGCGAATCGTCGAGATGTCGGACTCCGGCCGGGCGCCGAAGAACGATCCTGCGATCTTCGCCCTGGCGATGGCGGCTGGCCACGACAACGTGGACACCCGTCGGGCCGCGCTGGCGGTTCTGCCGAAGGTGGCGCGCATCGGCACGCACCTGTTCCACTTTGCGCGCGATGTCGAGTCGTTCCGCAAGTGGGGCCGTGGCCTCCGCAACGCCATCGCGGCCTGGTACAACGACAAGCCCGCCGACAAGCTGGCGTACCAGGTCGTGAAGTACCAGTCGCGTGACGGCTGGAGCCACCGCGACCTTCTGCGTCTCTCGCACGCTGTTGCGAAGGACGTGGAGCACGACGCCCTGTTCCGGTGGATCGTGTCCGGCTACGAGGGCACGGGCGAGCGCGAGATCAAGCGCCGGATGAGCGACAAGTCCGAGCGGATCGTGAAGTACGATCCGATCAAGGAAGCGTCTCTGCCGATGCTGGTCCGTGACTTCGAGCGGCTGAAGGCGGCGACGGACGCGAAGGAAGTCGTCTCGATCCTCAAGGCGAACGACAGCCTCTCTCACGAGATGCTGCCGACGCAGTGGAAGAACGAGAAGGCCGTGTGGGAGGTGCTTCTGCCTCACATGCCGCTGACGGCCATGGTCCGCAACCTCGCCAAGATGACGGCGGTCGGGCTCCTCGGGCCGATGAACGATGCGACCAAGCACGTCGTCGCCGAGGTCACGAACGCCGACCGTCTGCGCAAGGCGCGCGTCCACCCGATTGCTCTGCTGTCGGCGCTCCGCGTCTACAAGCAGGGCCACGGCGAGCGCGGCAAGCTCTCCTGGACTCCCGTCCGGGAAGTGGTCGACGCGCTGGACGAGTCGTTCTACCTCGCCTTCAAGGCAATCGAGCCCACCGGCAAGAACCACTTGCTGGCTCTCGACGTCTCGGGGTCGATGGGAGCGGGAGACATCGCTGGCGTTCCGGGGCTCACGCCTCGTGACGCATCGGCAGCGATGGCGATGGTGACGGCGAAGACCGAGAAGAACTACGCGGTCGTCGGTTTCACCTCGGCGGGTCACTCGTCTCGTGCCTACGGCGGAATGTGGGGTGGCGGTGAGGCTGGCATCAGCACCATCGACATCTCGCACAAGAAGCGTCTCGACGACGTGATCGCGACGGTCTCGGGCCTGCCCTTCGGAGGCACGGACTGCGCGCTCCCGATGATCTGGGCCCTCCAGAACAAGGTCGAGGTCGACACCTTCGTCATCTACACGGACTCGGAGACCTGGGCAGGAGCTGTCCATCCGTTCCAGGCCCTTCGGGACTACCGGAACAAAATGGGCCGCGCCTCCAAGCTGATCGTCGTCGGCATGACAGCGTCGGATTTTACCATCGCCGATCCGAGTGACGCTGGGATGCTCGACGTGGTCGGGTTTGACACGGCTGCGCCTAGCGTGATGGCAGATTTCGCTCGCATGTGAGTGGCGGTCAGCTACACCAACTCCGTGGCCCGTCATCGACCAGACGCCAAACGATGTACCAAGTGCAAGCAGAGCAAGCCGTTCACCGACTTCTCCCCAAGGAAAGATGGAGTCGGTGGACGGCACTCTCAATGCCGAGCATGTCGCAGGGTAGGCTGGCAGCGTACAGCCAAGGCCAGCAATCGGAAACGCCGAGAGAAGTATGCCAATAGAAGCGATAGTCAGCGTGCCAAGTGGTGCGCTGCGACCAAGCGGTATCGCGGAAAGCACGCCACGAAGCTGAAGAAGATGTGGCGCGAGATGTACAAGGCGCGCAGAGTGTCTGTGTTGGAGGCATATGGCGGGAAGTGCGCGTGCTGCGAGGAACCGACGATGGAATTCTTGGGCATCGACCACACCAGCGGGAATGGCGCAGAAGAACGAAGCGCGCTTGGTGGAACCACTGGTGTATACCGAAAGCTCTTCGCCGCACTTCCAGCCCTATCGCCGGGGTATCGCGTGCTTTGCCACAACTGCAACTGCGCTCGTGGTTACTACGGCTACTGCCCGCACGAGCGGGCCTAACACTTGCCCGAACGGGCCGAATCCTGTGGGTTACCTCCACCTGAAATGAAGAAACGCCCACTAGAAACCCTTGTCCGTTCGTGTGAGACTTCACCCATGACCCATCTGCGACGACCGACCCCAATCATGCCCGCGCGCCTTGCGGGCGTTGGCTGGAGGTCGAGATGGATCGAGGAGAACGTCGTCGTCGCACGCTGGTCTATGCCGAGAACGCCCGTAGGGTTCACGCGCGTCTGCACCTGAACTTCGACAACCCCGCGCGTCCGGTGCGGCCCTGCCGCTGGTGCGAGAGCCTGTCGCGGTTCGCAAAGAGCAAGTCGCTTGGGTGTGACTGCCGTAGGCACCCTAACGGGCGCCCCAAGGTAGCAACCGGCTGTCGTGCGCCTGGCCGGTATCAGCCGGGTACGTCCGAGCGCATCGAAGGTAAGCGTCTCTGCCGTTCGTGGCAGTCCGTAGCGTCGTCCGATCTGGCCGACATCGAGTTGTAATGCCGCTGAGGTGTAATGGTTGCACACTAAAACATCGTCTTTCACACCTTTGCCCGCTTCGGCGGGCCGCCCGAGGGACGGTTACCACCATACCAAGTGAGTGGACGCGGTTCGAATCCGTGCGGCGGCTCGAAGTCACGTTGGGAGTAGCTCAGTCGGTAGAGCACTAGGCGGGCGAAAGCCCATATCCGTCCCCGCCCCTTGCCCGCTCGCGGGCCGATGGATGACGGTTATCTGTAACCCAGTGGCCGCAGGTTCGAGTCCTGCCTCCCAGCCCACGCCCCCGTAGCTCAGTGGACAGAGCAGCGCTTTCCTAAAGCGTTGGCCGGACGTTCGACTCGTCTCGGGGGCGCCGCAGCATGAACACACTGAACATGATCGTACGGGCGCGCGGCGCCCACAGGCTGGAGACCATGGGCAAAGAGCGCATCCTCCGAAACGCGGCCAAGTGCCGACTCTGTGGCGATGTCATCGAAAGCAAGCACGTCCACGACTTCGTCCGCTGCAAGTGCGGCGAGATTTTCGTGGACGGCGGGCGCGAGTACATCCGACGCGGAGCAAAGACCTTCGCCAACATCATCGACCTCTCCGAGTCGGTCTCGGAGGAGTCCATCCACAAGGGAGACTGAACATGCCAGATCGAATGCCAGACCGAATGGGGCCGTAGGGGAGCCTGGTTGTCCCCGCCTGCCTGTCACGCAGGAGATCACGGGTTCAAATCCCGTCGGTCCCGCTAGCGTGTCTACCGGCTGCATGGTAGACAAGCTCTGTGAGTAGCAAGGAGAGCAGCGCCAGATACTACGAGGCGAACAAGGATCGAGTGCAGCTAGCCGCTAAGCATCGAAGGCGTACAAATGTGGCCGAGACAGTGCTGGCGGACTGCCGAAAATGGGATCGTAGGCATGGTCTTGCGAACGATGTGGACATGTCGTTCGTTCGATGCGAACTAGCAAAGCCGTGCGCGTATTGTGGGGAAACGCACCTGCGCATGACGTTGGACCGGATCGACAACGATGTTGGACATGTGTGCTCCAACGTCGTCGCTGCGTGCGAACGATGCAACTACATGCGGCGCGACATGCCGTACCAGGCATGGGTCATAATCGCTGATGCGGTCCGAATCGTTAGGGGAGCTGGACTGTTTGGCGACTGGACAGGCAGCGTCCACTCGCGAGCGGAGCTGCCGCCGCTGCCGCCAAAAGCTCACGAAACGCGCGCCATTCACGGGACGTTGACGAGATACAAGACATGCGGTCCGCCGCGTTGTAGCGAGTGCCGTCGCGCCATGCGCGACTGGAAACGACAGAGACGCAGAAAGCTTAGGAGCGTCGTATAGCGGCTAGTACAGCGGATTCCAAATCCGCCTACGCAGGTTCGAGTCCTGCCGCTCCTGCTGATCGGGCCGAAGGCCGTGGTTCATCGGGATGAAAGCAGCGGGCTCACCGCCCGTCGCTGCCGGTTTCGACACTGGCATGACCACGCCGAGTTTTGCCTGATCTTTCGGGGCGTTCGTCCAATGGGAGGACTTCGCGTTCGCAGCGCGAAAACAGCGGTTCGAGTCCGCTACGCTCCACTTCGAATGGGCCGAAGCGTGATGGTTACCCTTGCACGGAAAACCGCCATCGCGCATCCCTTGTCCGTTCGGACTACTATTAGGAGACGTCACATGAGCCTTCCGACGCTTGATGAGGAGCTACGACGCATCTGTCCGCTCCTGTTCGGGCCCGGTTCCCTCCGGTGCGGCGGCGGCGTCGGCAAGGGCTGGGAGAACATCGTCAAGGATCTCTCCATCGCCATCGAGGCGCACCTGCGAGAGCTTGGCGCCAAGCCTGGTCAGGTCGTCGTCGACCAATACAAGGAGAAGTTCGGCGGGCTCCGGTTCTACGTCAGCGCGTCCGACCCCGTCATCGACAAGCTGATCGGAGATGCCGAGAAGCTGGCCTATGAGACGTGCGAAACATGCGGCAAGCCTGGAACGGTTCGCGGGGGCGGGTGGAGAATGACTCTGTGCGACGAGCACGCGAAGAAGTAGACTGACGAAGTGTCGGGGCTGTAGCTCATCTGGGAGAGCGCTTGCATGGCATGCAAGAGGTAGAGGGTTCGACTCCCTTCAGCTCCACTTTTCACCAGGAGATCAGAACATGGGCGTGTACCGTTCGTGCGGATGCAAGCAGTGCCGCCATGCGCCGTCGAAGATCAAGAGGATGCACAAGCGAGCCGCGCACCGCGCTTTGCGTCGCGAGAACCGGCTGGCCATCCAGTCCGGCCGAGAGCTTCCGAAGCACGTCTCGACCGGGTACATCTCCTGAACAACGAAGCGGGCCGAAGCAGGTAGGTTATCCAACAGGGGCCGTCGCAAGACGGATGTCAGGCGGGCGGAGGAAAACCGCGAGCCCGAAAGGGTTGCCGGTCGGCGCAAGCCGACGACGCACGCGGACGCCGGAGCGATCCGGTCATCCGAGCCACCCACCAGCAACCTTTGCCCGCTGTTTCTTCGGGGTCGTAGCTCAATGGGAGAGCAGTGGCTTTGCAAGCCAAAGGCTGAGGGTTCAATTCCCTTCGACTCCACCGACACTGAGCAGCCTTCTCGGAACCGTGATGGTCGAGCAGGCATAATGGATCTCAGATCGGCTGCCAGTGTCACTTGCCCTTGTCGCTCAGTGGCCGAGCAACGCCATGGTAAGGCGTGAACGCGGGTTCGATTCCCGCCGAGGGCTCCCTAGGATGCCTCAATCCCAGGATCGCGGGTATCGTCCAACGGTCGGACGTCAGTCTTCCAAGCTGACTATCTCGGTTCGATTCCGAGTACCCGCTCTGCTGCACGCGCAGTCCACGGCACGTTTCGTCTACGAAACTTAACGTCGAAACCATGGCGGCCTGTCGGGGCCGGATGGGGCACTCTCTCCGACACGAGGGGTAAGCTTCCCCAAGCGTGTGCAGCAATGTTTTGCGGCCATAGCTCAGTGGTAGAGTCCTAGATCGCCAGTCTAGGGATGCGGGTTCGATTCCCGCTGGCCGCTCTAGCGTTCAATCCAGTCCTGCGAAGCGTCGTCCCAGTACATGTGACGCTCGTTCCACCACGGCATGAGCGGCTCTTCCAGCCGCTGCATCATCGCCATGACGCCCTTCTCGGGGACGCCGTGGACGTTGCGTCCTGCGGCTACGCGAGGGTCGATGTGGAACGTGACGATCTCGACGTTCCAGTCGTAGGCTTCACCGGCCAGTAGGTACGGAGCGAGTTCCCACGCCGACGTGTTCGTGTTGTCGACGAAGACGCGCTCTGGCTTCCGATCTGCCGTTACGATGTCGATGAAGTTGCGGAAGCACCGCTGGTGCGCGAGCGGAATCTTCTTCGGGTCGAACTTGTAGACGCCGCCCTGCATGAAGTATTGGTCGGCGCTGACGATGACGCCTGGCCCGTTCTGCTTGGCCCAGGTACTCTTGCCTGAGCCTGGCACTCCGCGAAGGATGTAGACGGTGTTCACGGTGCCCTCCGCATCGTAGGCGGGTGCGCTTGATACGCGCCAGGACGAGTAGTGCTAGGCACCGAGTAGATCGGTGCCGGTGGCGCTGGAATAGTGATCGATGTCCAGACCATCGGCGGCGGCTTCCCGCCTAGCTTCACGATCTTGTCGTAGATCGAGTTGCCAAGGCTGACGAGTTGGTTGCCCCATCCGGCTAGCGAAGAAACGTCTCCAGAATCGAGCACCGTCTTGCTGTACGACAGCGACTTCGTCATGGCTGCCAAGTGCTGGTGCAGGCTCTGAGCCGTGATCAGCACGGCCTGTAGCGTCGGAATGTCGCCGCTGGCCGAGTAGTAGGTGTACATCATGCCGATGGTGATCGAGATGGCGTCCTTGGTGGACGACCTAAGTCCGACACTGACTTGCTTGAATTGGCGCATCGCGCGCTGGTAGTCGTCGCCAGTACGCCAGCAAATGTCGTCGAGCCTACCGAGAAACTGGATCATCGCCGGACGAGACGCTGGAGGAAAAACGCCAGTGTCGCAGGACCAGGTTCCAAGCAGTTTCGACGCTCCGCCTGCGGGAACGGCGACTGGCGGTGCCACGACGTCGCCAAAGCCTGATGTGCCGATACGTTTCTTCGCGAAGAAGTAAACGGCGCCAACCCCAAGACCAGCGACTGCGATCCACAGAATCGTGTTGGACTGTTGCTTCGTCATGGCGCACTCGCGGATGGGGCAGTGGGTGGGGGCGGACCAGCGGGCTCAGCCGAGGCCGAGGCCGGTGCTGGCGGCGCGGACGATGCTGCTGGCGTCGGAATCGGAGCGGCCGTGGGAGCACCGGCGACAGGGAACTGTGGCTCTGGTGCGAGCGTGATGGCTGGCATCGGCACCGGAGTGTCTACGACGACGGGCTCGTTAGCCATGGCCATCGCCAGGACGCGGTCGAACGTGGGCGGGTTCCACGGCTTGGGCTTGGCTGACAGCTTCGGAGCCGGGGGAGCCTTCGCTGGCTTGACGGACACGATCACGGTGGTCGAGGACGCGGACGTGGCCGGCAAAGGAGGCGTTCTGACAGTCGCCGACGCTTCCTCCTGGGCCTTGATGTAGCCCTGGATGTACGCCTGGAGCGCGACGATGTCGTCGTGTTGCTTGGCCTGGGTGTCCGCGAGCTTCCGGATTTCTTCGCTCAGCGTCTCGAAGCTGGCCTTGACCGGACGGTTGTCCGTCGGCTTGGCCAGTGCCTTCACCGATGCGAGCAGGGCGGCAACGGCCGCGACGAGGGCCGCGTACGAACGAAGTCGGCGTGCAAGCCTAGAGACTTCCTCTTGATGGGCCGAAAGCGGCGGTTGCTCGTCAGGCATGGCTATATCCTCCGGGACGCATCGTAACACAAGGTGTATTTGTCGAGGTAGCCAAGCGGAAAGGCAGCGGGTTGCAAACCCGCCACGCGCCGGTTCAATCCCGGCCCTCGACTCCAGCGAAAGGAGAAGAACATGACCAACGAAAGGATGCGTCTGCCGGGCCTCTAAGGAGGCCCGACATGCACAAGAATCACCGAAGGACGATCAAGCAGGACCACAACGCCAGCCAAGCCCGTAGGGGTCGCTGGCTCCGCCGCAGATCGTGGGCGTGGGAGAAGCGAGCCTACTGGCAGAAGCAGCGCGCCCAGCAGGCCGTCCTCATGCACCACGGCAAGCACGACTCTGTGCGGACCAGGCACCCCAAGAGCATCGCGTGGGACTACTGGTAAATGGTGGAGCGTGTACTGAGTCGTTTGCGCCCGTAGCTCAGTTGGAAAGAGCAGCCGCCTTCTAAGCGGCTGGTCCCCCGTTCAAGTCGGGGCGGGCGCGCAATGTCCCTATCTGCTAATGGCTCAGGCGACCGCGTTCTCAGCGCGGGGATCCGGGTTCGACTCCCGGTGGGGACGCCAAGGGCTTGCTCGAAAGAGATGGATTGCCGGTTCCTTCCCTTGATTACCGGCGTAATGCGCTCGTGGCCCAATGGATAAGGCACCTGACTACGGATCAGGCGATTGAAGGTTCGACTCCTTCCGAGCGCGCCATTCCCTCTTAGTGAAACGGACCTCACGCGGGTTTCCGAAGCCCGAATTCCGAGTTCGATTCTCGGGGAGGGAGCTACGGCTTTTTGCCGCCGAGCTTGATCTTACCTTGTAGGACTGGGCCATCGACGGGTGTGAATCCGCGAGCCAGTAGCTCGTTGGAGTAGACGGCGCCTACTCCTGGAGCTGTCGCGACCGTGATGTGTGGGTGCTCCTTCTCGGTGGCAAGGTCCGGCTGGACGACAACAGCTTGTCCCTTGTCGTCTGCTGCCCAACCGACGACGCGCATGGTCACGACGTTACCAATTGGGAAGACTGCGAGTTCCTCGTCCGTCGGCGCAAACAGGATGGTCATGTGGTCAGCCCATTTCTGGCCAAGGACAGGAATGCCGACGGCTTGATTCCACCAGGCTAGTAGAGCGGCACGGCCCTGCTTACCGATGAAGGCTCCGATGAACGGGCCACTGCCGTTGCGTGTCACGTCTTCGCGTAGCCTGCCTCCGGCAAGCGTCGGCAGCATCTCCGTCTGGATGTCAATGAACCTGTCCTCGAATGGAACCATGTGCCCTGGATCGGTGATCACGAAGTCGATCTCATCGCGTAGAGCTAGACCGACGTTGCCGCCGTGAATGTCGGCTAGCAGCATGCCGCCGTGTTGGTACTTGAGGTGGGCGTCGCCAACCAGCGCTCCGAACCTGGTGCCGAGCATCCACTCGGCCAGGCGCTCTGAGGCGCAGTACGATAGCGACAACGAAGCAATCGGATCCTGTTGCTGTACGAATTGCAGAAAGAAGTTGAGTGCGTCTTCCATTCGGTCACGAACGTAGTGCGTCTGACCACGGGTCTCACGGTCTTTGGCCCTTTTGATCGACGACGGGTCGTGCTCGGCCGAGCCGTGCATTTCATCGAGACGCCTAAGCGATAAAATCCAGTTCTCCAGGTCGCTGTTGAAGATGCGTCGGGTCATCTCTCTGGAGCCGTCGATTAGTGGTTCGACACGGTCGCCCACATCGACAGTATCGATCCACACCCGACGTATGGCTTCTCTGTACACATCAAGGTCAGGCGCGTCGATGTTGAGTCCGCGAGCCACAGAGGCGGCTGCACGGTGCATGTTCAGCAGGTACTCGACGGCTTGAGAAGAGGCCGGAGCAGTCCGGTCAAGTTCAGCAAACGCCTTCCTGCCGGTGTCGATGACCTCTTCTCGCCACAGAACCCAGGCGTGCGCGGAGGCGCCCAGGTCGGACCACCATTCCTTGTTGCTTGTCAGGCGGTAGACCCCCATGTACTTCGTGATGCCGCGTGGCCAGTCGCCTAGCTGCGGCGCGGCCGTGACGAACTTGGCCTCGCTTTCGTCTCGGGTGATCTTGAAGACGATGCCTGGGGTGTTAGTCGGGTACACGCAGCCGTAGCGACCGCACGCGAACTCGCGGAAGTGCCTACTAGGTCCAAGCTGTTCTTCATCTTCGTGCGGGACGTACACGCCACGGAGTTTCGCGATAGCCTTGGCGAAGGCGTTTTCGATGCCTTGCTCTACGGGGACAGGCGACGAAGATGCGAGCGTGGCTGCCTTTTCGATGGGCATGAGGTCTGGGCCGCGAAAATCAACGAGCTGGTCCCAGAAGCGGGTCAGAAGACGGTCGGCCCAGACGGCGTTCGCCAGGTAAAACTTGGACTTGCGCGACATGCCGCGATGCTACACCCGCGCTTTCGAGCGTGGTAGAGTCTCACCACTTGTGCAGGGATAGAGCAACGGTCGCTCGCCGGGTTCATACCCCGGTGCCGAAAGGCTAGGTGGGTTCAATTCCCTCCCCTGCTACCATGACAGAGCCAAAGTTTCTCAGCCTGGAAGACACGCTGGCCTGGGAGCCGTTGTCGAAGGCTCTCGCAGTGTCGAAGGTCGCTCGCTCAGGGCGCGGATTCCTGACGCAGTACAAGGCAGCGAACGGCGACGCTGACAGACTCGACGAATACTGGCGCAGGCGACGGATGAATTTCGTCAAGCGCCACATGGCTCAGGTCAAGAAGCGGCACGAGCCATTGTTCGAGAACGGTCTGCCGACGCGAAGGCATCTGGCGCTGATCATGTGGGCGTACAGTCCGCAGCCTCAGCGACTGTTTGAAGTAGCAAGCCGTCTGGCTGGGTAGCTCAACTGGTAGAGCATCCGTTTCATACGCGGAGCGTAGGCGGTTCGAGTCCGTCCCCAGCTACCACTGAGGCGTCGTTCAATCGGCAGGACGGCGGATTTTGGTTCCGCATGTTGGGGGTTCGAGTCCTCCCGCCTCAGCCACAATTTCATCGGCGTGTAGCGCAGTCTGGAAGCGCACTCGGTTCGGGACCGAGAAGTCGGAGGTTCGAATCCTCTCACGCCGACTATTAGGGCCGTTAGCTCAGTTGCGCAGAGCACCTGCCTTACAAGCAGGAAGTCGCTGGTTCAAGTCCGGCACGGCCCACCATCTTGTCCCGTGGGTGCCATCGTGTATTCTCGGCATCCATGACAACCTCCGCACCGACCGCTCGCCGCGCAAAAGGCTGGAAGCCGAATCCGAGTGGCATCGTCAGAGCATCAGCGGGCCTCCTGCTGGCTCGACTCGGGCCGTCGGCTAAGACGCCGCCGAGTGTTGACCTGAGCGCAAAGGCGCCTGCGCCAATGGATCAGGGCGACACGGGCTCATGTACGGGACACGGGACCGCCTGCGGCATCTACACGACGTGCGGCGACAAGCTCGGCTTCGTGCCAAGCCCTGACGGGATCTACCGCAACGCACGTTGCGTTGATCGCGCGGCCAAGCATCACTCTGGCGCTCTTCCTAAGCTGTCGGACGATGGCGCGTTCATCGACATCGTCATGCGAGGGATCACGGCGTACGGCATTCGCCCCATCGACGCTCCGACTTCGGACGGTCGCTACAGTGACTGCGAGCCGAGTAGCATCAACGATGAAGAAATGCTCGGAGATGCCGAGATTGAAGCGACAACGCTGCTGATCGGAGAGTACGCGATCACCGCGACCGGAGCGCTTCGCATTCAGCAGATGCGACAGGCTCTCGCGGCTGGGTACGCGATCACCTTCGGCGCTTTCGTCGACATGGCGTTCGAGAACTGGACGCCGGACCTGCCGCCGCAGGGCGCGTGCGACCCGAACGATCCAAACGGCGGTGGCCACTGCATGTGCGTCATCGGCTACCAGACCGAGGTGGACGGCAAGACGACGTTCATCGTCCGCAACTCCTGGGGCGCGACGTGGGGCGCCGGTGGCAACATCCTGGTCAGCGAGGACTTCGTAGCGACCATGGAGGACGTCACCGTGATGCACGTCACCATCGTCCGAAAGGCAGCCTGACCATGAAGCTCGTAGCCGTCGCCATTGCCGTCTCTGTGTTGCTTACGGGCTGCTGCCCGTGCCCGATCACGCCGCAGCCACCGCCCGTTGACGACGCCTCGGCTCCAGTGGTCGTAGAATCCGACGCGGGAGAGTCCGACGCAGACCTAGAGGCCGATGGCGACACGGCCGTTGGCATCTACGCGAAGGCGTGCTCGAACCTTGCGAAGCTGGGGTGCGAGGAAGGCCAGAGGTCGAACTGCGTGTCTGTCATGCGCCAGGGTCAGGTCAATCGCATGGCCGACTTCAAGCCGCAGTGCCTGGCGACGGCCAAGACGAAGGCTGACGCGAGGGCGTGCAAGACAGTGAAGTGTCCGTAGGAGCAAGCGATGGCAGACATAGCGAGTGTCAAAGCGAGAGTCAGCAGCCTCAGCCCTGACCAGAAGGAGCAAGCCAAAGCCTGCGCGGTGACCAAGGGCATCGCGTGGCAGCAGGCGCACGGGACTCAAGCCAATGACGACGTTCTCGCGAGCATCGCAGACGAGTGCATCGACGAGGTTGCTGGCCCTTCCGGTTCGACCGTGGCGATGTGGGCGCTCGGGATCGTCGGCGTAGCCGCGCTCGGCGGCCTCACGTACTGGTACGTCAGTAAGCGGTAATCCACGCTCCGGTAGCCCAATTGGCATGAGGCATCTGATTTAGGATCAGAACAGTGCGAGTTCGAATCTCGCCCGGAGTACCAATGATCCAGTTTCTCATACGCCTACGCGCGGACGTCCGCCGCGCGTGGGTTCGGTTGACCTAGGAGGGCTTATATCCTTCCGCTCCCTGTTCGACTCGGGGCGCGCGGACAAAGACTTGGGCCGGTAGCACAAGGGTAAGTGTCTCCGTCTGATGAGCGGAGGACGGCCGTTCGACTCGGCCCCGGCCTACCATTGGCGTGTAGCTCAACGGAAGAGCGCCTGTGTGACATGCAGGACACGGTGGTTCAACTCCACTCACGCCAACCAATCTCGATATGCGAACGTGGTGGAATGGCAGACACGCCAGATTCAGGTTCTGGTGCCCTAACCGGGTGTGAGAGTTCAAGTCTCTCCGTTCGCACGAAGCGCAGCATGCCGACGTGGTGGAATGCAGACACGCTAGCTTGAGGTGCTAGTGCTCCTAACCAGGGCGTCCCGGTTCAAGTCCGGGCGTCGGCACCCTTGACGAACCCGAACCGGGTGAGTAGTATTCCTGTCATGTACTCGTAGCTGCTTCAGAGATCGCGTGGCCCTCCTTGGGTCGAGCATCCGTAAGTGCTCGATTACCAACCATAAACCAAGGAGATGAATCCATGCTGAAGATGAAGAAGTACCAACTGGTCGCCCTGCGCGACGCGATCAAGAACAATCCCTGCCGTGATCGCGACCTTCTGGTCGCTTACGGGCTGCTGCGAGGCAAGACCTACCGGCAGATTGAGCCGCGCACGCGCGACACGCTGGACCGAGCCCTTCACGGGGCCGGTGAGTCGATCACCCGCATCGCTCTCGTCCGTGGCGTCGTGCAAGCCGTCAAGGCTTACGGTGGACTCACCGAGGAGCGGGCTGTCGAGCTTGCCGCTCAGGTGCGCAACCCAGCGCCGGATGCTCCGCTTCCGGTGCTCACAGACGAGCAGAAGGCAGAGCGGAAGCTCCGTGCCGAGAAGCTGCGCGCCGAAGGTGTCGCCTCGAAGGAGGTGGCGTAATGGGCGGCGAGCATCTGTCGCCGTCCGGCGAGTACAAGCTCGTGGTCAACAGCCATGCTACCAAGCCTGGCTGTTGGGACTACACGCGCGGCCTCGTGTACCGCAAGGGATCGGACAAGCCCATCGCGAAGGTGAAGCGCAACTACAGCTCGTTTCCGTTCTGCTGGATCGACCACCCGAACGGGCACTCGTACCTCGTCTGTGGCGAGGACTACCAGGGCCAGACCGTCATCGAGCTGGACACCGGCAAGCGCCGTGACCATCTGCCGCCCGAGGCGGAGAAGGGTCACGGCTTCTGCTGGGCGGACTACCGCTTCGACGCGGCCACGCTGATGCTCGTCGTCGAGGGTTGCATCTGGGCCTGCCCCTACGAGTTTCGGTTCTACGACTTCTCCGACCCGATGAACGGCTGGCCGGAGATCGAGCCCACAGAGAAGTGTGAGCCCATCGGCATCTACGCCGACGGCAAGCCGCCCGTCATCGAACCCGACGGCACGATCAAGAGCTACGACACGACGAACAACGACTCCGATGACGACGACATCAAGGTCGACTTCAACGCGAGGACGGAAGACGACCGCGTGCGGCTGAACACGGTCTGCTCGAAGGCAAGCCTTGTCGACTGGCCGCAAGAGCCAGGCAACTCCGTCATCGTCAGCGACGGCGAAGTGCGCGCCTCGGCCGTCATCGAGTTCCTCGACGGCGAGTTGGTCGCCAAGGTGGACTGGACGACGGCGAGGGATGTGGCCAACGCCATCAAGACGTTCCGGCGCGAGGGCCTGAAGCTCATCCTTGTCGACGAGTGGGTGTCCGAGGCCGAGAAGGTGCGGCGCATCGAGCGAGAGGAAGGCGAGCGTAGGTACAGCAAGTGGCTCGCCGACTTCCGAGCTGGCGATCCGCTGTATCTCGCCTATGCCGCTCGGCTCAAGGACAAGGTGCTGAAGCCCGCCGACTACGAGTCCATCGGCATCACGCACGAACGGTGGTGCCCGGACTTCACTGGGAACGAGCGTCGGATGTGTCGCCGCATCATCGACCGTGGTCGCGAGAAGAATGGCTACACCATCGACCTCGAATGGGCCGTCGACACCGGACCCGTCAAGCTGAGCATCTACAAGGACGGAAACACCGACCACGACAAGTTCTTCGAGCACTCGGTCGCTGGGATGAACCAGGCGTTCGACTACGCCGAGAAGTTGCTGGGAGACGGATCGTGAGCGAAGTCGACAAGCTGTACATCGTGACGCGGGCGGACCTGCATCCCGGCTACCAAGCCGCGCAGGCCGTCCACGCCGCGAGGCAGTTTCAGCACGAGCACCCGGAGGTCGAGCGTCGCTGGTTCGAGAAGTCGAACACGGTGGCGCTCCTCGCCGCTCCCGACGAGAGCGCCCTCGAACGGCTGATGCACAAGGCTAGGAGCATCGGGCTGAAGGTGGCGTCGTTCCGAGAGCCCGACCTGGGGCATCAGCTCACGTCGATTGCGCTGGAGCCTGGAGAGTATACTGGGCGCCTCTGCCGCAAGCTGCCGCTGACACTTGCCAACGCGTGACCGAGTGGGCAGGATGCGAGTCATGCGCGCGGACGTAATGGCAGCAGCGGTGCGTGACAACATCTCAATCGCTGGAGTCCTAAAGACGCTAAAGCGGGCGATTGTAGGCAGCAACTACCGATTCGTGCATCGCGAAATTGCAAGACTGCGACTGGACGTGTCGCACTGGAAAGGGCAGGCGCATGGTACCACTGGCGGACGCCCGAGATTGGTTGCCGCCGACGTGCTTGTCAGAAACAGTCGACACTCTACGGCCGCTGCAAAAAGGATCGTCTTGCGCAACACGCTCCGAGAGTACAAGTGCGCGGAATGTGGTTCGGGGCCGGTATGGCAAGGGAAAGACCTGGTGCTGCGGCTGGACCACAGAAATGGCATTCGCAATGATCATAGGCTTAGGAATCTGCGCTTCTTATGTCCCAATTGTGATTCGCAAACCGCTACGTTTTGCGGAAGGAACAATCGTCGTCTGAGGGCGTAGCCTATCGGCCAGGCGGGGACTTCTAATTTCCCAATAGGCAGGTTCGACTCCTGTCGCCCTCACTGCTGCTCAAGTGGCGAAACGGCAAACGCAACGATTTCAAATGTCGCACAACTGCGGGTTCGACTCCCGCCTTGAGCACCAACGCAACAACAGAAGGAGCGCGTGATGCGCAAACGGAAACGGTAAGGTGAGCCATGATCCCGAGAACCTTGGTGCTTACACCCTGGATGTCGCCGCATAAGATCGTCCACTGGACGACGGCGATCACGATGCTGTATCTGGACAAGATCGAAGTGATCGCGAACTACGACGAAGTCGTGCGCTCGCCGTCGACGTCGATCCAGATGCCCGCCGTCGTGCGGCTGAAGAAGCCGGTGAACCATTCGAAGCGCGGAGTGAAGTTCAGCCGTCTGAACGTGCTCACGCGTGACAAGTTCACCTGCCAGTATTGCGGGTTCCACGGGAAGATGGGCGAACTGAACTACGACCACGTCGTCCCTCGGGTGCGAGGCGGAAAGACGACCTGGAGCAATATCGTCAGCGCGTGTTACCCGTGCAATATCAAGAAGGGCAATAAGACCCCGGCTGAGGCGGGCATGACGTTGCGTACAATGCCGGTGAAGCCGAAGTCGCTGCCGATGGCTCCGCTCCAAATCCGTCCGACAGAGATCGTCGAGCAGTGGAAGGACTATGTCGAGCAGCGGTACGGGACGTAAGCGTCAGCACGACTGGCGCGTCGCCCCGGATGAGTCCTCGTGGGAGTGCGCCCGTTGCGGCGCTCGTATGAGGACGTGCAGCCTCTCGCCATCGTTGGAGTACACGCGTTTGTACTTCAGCGATGGCGCCTGGTCGCCGATTGATCTTTTCGCGGGGCACACCGCTACTTGGACTTCGTGGTGCCCGGAGGGGCCCAAGCCAGGGCCCTGTCTCAACCTCCGAAGCTCACTTGCAACCAATCTGACGTGCGGAGGGCGTGGCGAGTTCGAATCTCGCCTCCCGTTCTCAGCCCCCGAGAAGCGTTGGAAGGGAAACCAGCCGTGGGGCTGGGCCCGCTTGGAAAGCGGCGTGGCGGCGCAAGTCGCTGGGGATCGTGCCCTCTCTCTTCCGCTTGTGGTAGCGTGAGTTCCGCGCTCGCGGAGTCCCGTGGGCACGGGCAGACGTTGATGCTGGGGAAGCATCTCGATCCGGCTCCGCGAGCGCATTTCTTGGAGGGCGAGGCGGCAACGGTAGCCGCGCCGGATTTGAAATCCGGAAGCTGCGCAAGCGGCCGGGTTCGAATCCTGCGCTCTCCGCTATGGAAGGTGTGGTGGGAGTGGTCCCACGCGGGCCTCGAAAACCCGATGCTGTCACAGGCCGCGGTTCGACTCCGCCTCCTTCCGCTATCTGCAGCATCTCCCTCCCGTTTCGTAGAAAAACCAGCGAGGCGCGTGGACGGTGACCATCCGGTTGCACGGCTCTGGCTCGCCCCAGTAGCGTCCGGCAAGGCACCAGCCGTACCGACCGACGCCGGGACAGCGCACCCATTCCTCGACGTTGCCCATCATGTCCTCGGCTCCGCTGGCGCTGATACAGCCCCTGGCGCCGGAAGCATCCCGGTGGTCTAGGCGGGCCATCTCGACGGGATCGCGTGCCGCGACCTTGGCCTCGTCGACGGAGATGTGCTCGTGGGAGTAGTTGCACGGCGCCAGCGGCGGCGGCGGCAGTTTGTTGCCCCATGGGTAGCGAGCTTCGTGAGGGCCGCGGCAGGCCGCGACCCACTCACCGATCTCGCAGACACGCTTGCCGACGCTGCGGCAGAGCGAGTCGATGTCCTGGCCTGTTTCACGTCCAACGGGCATGGCGCTGAGGCCGATGGCGGGCAGCTCGCCTGCCAGGTTCGGCCACTCGTACTGGTCGATGCACGAGTCGGAGCCTGGGATGCGGACCATGTCCGGCGGGCATTCGTGGCGTTGCAGCAGTGTCAGCACCAGGATCACCCACTCGATCATGCGCTCGAAAGTACCATGGAAGCTGCGCTCGGGAAGGTCCCGAGGCCAGACTGCTAATCTGGATGCGCCTTCTGGCGCCCCGGTTCGATCCCGGCTGCTTCCGCTGATGGCTCGGTTCGTCGAGCCTGCTCGGCTGGTGTCGTTCAACGGCAGGACGGCGGCCTTGTATGCCGCCTATCTCGGTTCAAATCCGGGCGCCAGCTCCAATGCTTCTCGTTCTCAGCCTGTCAGGTTGCCATGTAGATTCCCCATGCCCATTACAAGCGAGTGGTTGACCAAAATGGCTCAGCGAGCCGCTGAGCTTCCCGACGGCGACTGCACGGTCGGTCGCCCGCGCAAGAGACTCCCCATGAACTACGAACTGATCGAGACAGTCGGCAGCGTGCCGATCAAAGCCTGGACGCACGGCGTGCTGTTCGAGGGCTCGGCCCGATGGCAGGTCGCCAAGGCGGCGATGCTGCCGGTCGAGCTGACGTGGGAGGACATCGAGGCCATCAATCGTGAGCTAGTTAGGCGAGCGTAGCAGATTTGACACCCGTAAGTTGACACGCTACGGGAGCCACGTTAGGTTCGTAGCTCATGGGCAACTACGACCTCGAAATCATCAGTCAACGACGCGAGTCGAAAGGCCGGGCGCTCCGTAAGTACGGACTGGACGGCATCGAAACCATCGGCGTGTACGGCGAGGAGCCGTTTGCCGTATGCTTCCGCAACAAGACTCCCAAGCGCGTCGAGGTGAAGCTGGCCATCGATGGGACCGACGTGCTCACGGGCGACGTGGCCAACTCGCAGGCGACGGGCAAGCGCTGGGTCGTCGAAGCCTGGGGCATGCTGGAGCTGAAGGCGTGGCCGGAGACGAACCGAGGAGGCGCGGCGTTCGTGTTCGGCAAGACGCAGGACAGCGTTGCGGCGAACACCCACGGCGATCTTTCGGCCAAGGGCTACATCAGCGCGGCTGTGTTCGTTGACTCGTACACGCCGCCGGTCATTTTCAACACCTGTGTTCAGGGCTGGCCCCGATACGACGATGGGGGGTCAGGTTCCATCCTTCGCGGTGCATCGATGGGCGGCTCGTATGGCTCCAGCAGCGCTGCCGGTGGTTTTGCCAGCGTGTTCGCGTCGAACAGTGTCTCCAGCGAGTTCTGTGAGTCTAAGTCCGACGCTGGCCCGGCCGTCGGAGCCGGTGAGCACGTAGAGCAGCACATCGGGACCACGAGCGGGCTCGTCGCTCCCGTCATGCACGAGATTGTTCGCGTGCGCTACCTCTGGTGGGACGACGTTAAGGCCAAGCTCTCGGCCGGTGGCTACGACCAGAACGGCCATCCGACGGGCTTCCCCGGAGACGTTCCGATGGCAAACCTTGGCCGCACGCCCAGGATCAAGACGTCCGGTCACAAGGTGCGAAGGGCGCCGTCATTCGAGAGATTCGCCTGATGGCAACGACGATCAAATGATTCCGTGTCCGCGACTACCAGATCCAGATAGGAGGGCTCACATGTCCTGTTCAACGTGTGGAAGCGAGTATTGCGATGGCGAGAAGTGCTCCGAGAGCGGAGGCGAAGATCCGTACGGCGACGATCCGGTCGACGATGACGACATGAACGACGATGACGAGGGTGGTGACGACGAATGAGCCTGAACAGCGCAACGCACGTAAGCATCGTCCTCGACCGTTCCGGCTCGATGGCGTCCGTCCGTGAGGACACCATCGGCGGCTTCAACTCGTTCCTCGACGCCCAGCGGCGGCACGAGAACGTCACCATGACGCTGGCGCAGTTCGACAACCACTACGACGTGCTGTTCGACGCTGTCCCCATCGCCAAGGTGCCGCACCTGACGGACAAGACGTTCGAGCCTCGTGGCTCGACGGCTCTGCTGGACGCCATCGGGCGCACCATCGAGGACACCGGAAGGCGGCTGGCCGCGATGCCGGAAGCGGACAGGCCCAGCAAGGTGCTGTTCGTGATCATCACGGACGGCCAGGAAAACGCCAGCGAGAAGTTCACTCGCGCCCAGGTGTTCGAGATGATCTCCCACCAGCGCGAAGTCTACTCATGGGAGTTCGTGTTCATCGGAGCCAACCAGGACGTGATCGACGAATCGACGAGCCTGGGGATGAACGCTACCAACTCGCTCTCCTACACGTCTGACAGCCACGGAACGCGCGGGCTCTACGACCAGCTCAGCACCGGATTCGGTGGCTACGTCGTGGGCAATGCCTCGGTCGTCAACAACTTCTTCAAGCGCTGAAGTTGTCCTGATCGGCAATGGCGGCATCTTCGGTGGCGGGGGCTTCTGGCCGTAGCGTCTCCGCCGGAGTCTCGGGCGTGAGTTCTGGCTCGTCCTTCTTGCCGAAGATGCGTTCCCAGCCGTCCGAGTACGACTTGGTGGCTCCGCCGACGGTGAATGGCTGCGACTGAAGGTACTTCACTGGTCTCTCCTGACGGCCTTGCGGCCTCTCGACAGAATGATCTCGCGCATGCGCGAACCGATCATGCGACGTACAGACTTGTAGGTCTCGGCAGCGGCGTCTCCCCGTGTGACCTCACCATCTCGGGACACCGCTACGAACGAGGCTAGGTACGCCTGCTTGTTCGACAGCTTCTTGCTGATCGATGGGCAGGAGATGAAGGCAACTCCGGCGAACGTCGGGTGCTTCTTGGCCATCTCGGCAAGCAGCGTCGCGGCTGCGCCGGAGCGGCGGGACTCGGCTCCTGAGCGCACGTAGACGGACGCTGGCATCTTGGTTGCCGGAACGATGAAGCCTGGCAACCTGGCCGACGACAAAGGCTCGTGATTGGCTTGCTTGCCGTTACTCTCGAAGTAGAGGATGCGCAGGTGACGAGCCACGACTATCTCGATTTGATGGCGAACAGCATGTCCACGGGGTTGGGGATCAGCCTGAATATACGTCCGTTCGGCTTGTAAGTCGCGGGCGGATTCTGCTTGTACGACTCCTCTTCCCAAAGCCCTTCGCCGCCCATCTTGATGGCCTTCGGCGGCCTGCGAGCCAGCGGAGCGACCTCTCCTGGCTCGCCTTCGCCCCAGACCGTGCGTTTGGGCTCCTCTGGCGGGATCACCTGCCCGACCTTCACGCCACCGGCCCCGACCTGGATGCGACGGACCTCGCCGGGAGCTTCTTCGGGCTTGGGCTCGGCCTTCTTCTGGCCGCCCATGAACTCGACGTGCCCCGCTCCGGCTTCGCCTTCCTTGCCAAACATCCGAGTCTTTTCGGCTCCGATGACAGCTTCGCGAGCCTCTTCTTTGCCTCCGAAAAGACCCGCCCCCTCGAATTCCTCGAACAGCTCCTGGCCGACTTCCATGCGGCCTGGCGTGGCCAGTTCCTTTACGCGGTCGATGTGGGCCTGCCACGTCGCCCAGAGCGGCATGGGCTCGTCGATGCCGAACGGCCTCTTGTCCTTGGCGGCTACCGCTTCGACGCGCTCGCGAAGCTCGCTCTCCATCGGAGGCGGGCACGGAATACGGTAAAGGCGCATCGCCCTAGTCCACGCGGTCAGCTCATCGGTACGATCCAGCTTGCGCAGCTTGCCCTTGGCGTCCCTGACGGCCGTCTTGGCGTCCTTGAGCTGAGCCGTGAGTTCTTCCGCGTACCGCCTGCGCATCAAGACGTCTTCTGCGGGAAGCTGTTGCTCCTGTGCGAAGGCGTAGTCGCGCTCGGCATCTTCAATCTTCGTCTCGATGCCGCCCACGATCATGGTGTCGAGCGCAGCTTGAGCCGCGACGAGTTCCGTCGGCGCGTTCTTGCGCATCTCCCAGAGAGCGCGGGCCACGCGTCGTGCGACGCATTCGCTGTGGGTCTGCGTCTCGCGGGCGAACTGAAGCTCGAATTCGCGAGTGTGCTGGATGGTGGCCGTCTTCTTGTCGAACCGGAAGAGCTGGGCAAAGGGTCGAAGCGGCCCTTTGCCGCAGAGTGCAGCCAGGCTCAGAATGTCGTCCGCTAGAACGTCCTGCCCAAAAAGCTTGGCCAGGAGTTTCATGTACTGTTCGCGGTTGCGCGTAGCGACCTTCTCATCTTGCTTTGCCGACTTCTTGCTCGACTCGGGCTCATCCTTCTCAAGTCCGGCCTCGACCTTGGCCTTCGCTCGCGCAGCGGCAACCCTCTTGGCCTCTGCGGCGTAGTCGAAGTCAGCGATGCGTCCGGCCGTGTACTGCTTGACCCTGGATCGGATCTGCTCGACGTAGGCGGCCGCGCTCCGCTTGATGTCGTTCCAGTCGACGGCTTCGCCTTTCTTCTCTGCGGCTTTGCCCTCGGAGATGAGCACATCGTGCCCGCAGAACATGGCGAGCAGCTCGGCTAGCTGCGCTCGGCTGGCGCCACCGTAGCGAGGCGTCTTGTCGACTGGAGACTGTCCACTGAGCGCCAGAAGCCAGTCCATCAGCTCGGTGCGCTCTTCGAGCGGCAGGCTGGCTACCGGATCGACAGACGCGTACCACTCTGGCAAAGGCATACGCACATCGTCGATGACGGCGCGCGCGGCGGCGCGAGCAACGGTCTCGGCTTCGTGCCCCTTGTAGCGCATCTGGTTTCCGTTCGCGACGAACCAGTCCACGACCTTGTCGTCCCGATGCGAACGCACGGCCGTGGGTTCCTCGAACAGTTCGACCTCGACGACGCCCTCGCGCTTGACTGGCTTTTCGACGCGTTCGAGGGGAGCTTCAGTGTCGAAGTCGACCCAGCCTAGGTTGCGTGCTGAGACGACATCTTTCACGTCGGCGGACACGTCGAGGGCGGTGTCGACCCAGTCGAGCAGCGCGATGGCCGCCGTAAACCCAGTGTCGTTTGGAGCGTTAGGAGAGTTGCCGTGCGCCCATTCGACCCAGATGGCGCCCAGCTCGTCCCTGACGTTGCCGTAGAGCCCTTGCTCGCCGATGGCTTGGGTCGGAGACATGACCGGCAACTCCGGTTTGAGGTTGCCGGTCGGGCCGGTGTACCAGGGCAAGCGAGAGTCCTTGCCGACGAAGACCTGAGTGATCTGGTCGCCAACGTAGCGAGAATTCTTTTGAAGCCAGGTGCGGTCGCGCTCGTCTCCCCAGTTGACGTAGGCGTAGTTGGGCTTGGGAGCGCCTGGGAACTTGGATGGCTCGGGCAGCTCTCCTACGGCCACGATGCCCTCGCCAGGCACTGGCTCCTCTCCAAGAGGCGTTTCCGGGGCGACGTAGCCACCACGAGGGGGCGATGGAGCTTGTTCGATGACGACCGGAGCCCTGCGTTGCCGTGCAGACTTCTCAAGAAGCTTGCGCCGTTCCTCTTCCCAGTCCGGCTCCGGCTCTGGCTCCGGCTCACGGATGACCACTGGCTCTTGTCGCGGAAGGGGCTTGGCTCTGATTTCCTCGCGAACCTCTGGTCGCGGGATGGTCTTGACGACCGGCCTGACAGGCTCGCGCGGGGCTACTTGGGCAGGAGGCGAGACCGGCCTAGGAGGCGGGGCCGGAGCTACGGGGCGCGGAGGCGAAATCGGCCTCTGCGGCCCGCCAGGATACGGCTGTACTGAGCCTGGGACCGGGTACTGAGGCTGAGGCAGCGGGTACTGCGGCAACGTCTGTGGGGTCTGCGGAGACTGCTGCTGGATGGGCGCTACGGGGCGAATCCACTGGTCGATGTTCAGGCGGCTGGCGTCGTGCTGCTCCAGGTAGATGCCCGTCGTGGCGAGGCTCGTGTGGCCCAGGACGGCCTGAATGTCGGGCATGGGCATCCCGGCAGCCTTGGCCCGGTGGGCAAACAGGTGTCGGAAGCCGTGGGCGTGGACCCTCTTGAAGTCGTCGCTGGTCGGGTCGATTCCGGCCGTCACGGCCCTACGCCGGAGCATCATCGCGATGGCCTGGCGGCTGATCGGCTGCTTGGGGTTACGGCCCTTCTCGGTGTAGCGGCCAGAATTGCAACCCCAACGCGAGACGCTCGGGAACAGAGGCGCGTCGTCTTCGAGCAGGATGCGGGCGCGAGGGACGGCGTCGCCTTCCTCTCGAACGTCGGATGCGGCTAGGTCTTCGAGCTTGCGCCAGAGCAGCAGCAGCGCGTCGTAGGTTTCCTTCGGGATGGGCAGTCGGCGGTCCTTGCCTCCCTTGCCATGGATGGTGACGAACGGCGTGTCGCTCCATTCCACATCGTAGCGCTTGAGCTTGGCAACCTCGTCGGCGCGCGGCCCCATGTCTCGCATCATGAGCAGCAGGGCGCGGTCACGGGCGTCTTGCAGCGTCCATTCGCCGGTCGTGGCGAGGATGGCGTCCAAGATGCGGTCGTCTGGCGTCTTGCGTTCTCGGCTAGCGCGTTTCTGGCTGGTCGACTGATTGGCAGCTTCCTTGAGGAACGGCGCCCAGATGTTGAAGCGAATCGGCGCTTCGTAGCCGGGCGTGTTCTCGCCCATCTTCTCGGTGAGGTAGTTCCAGAAGCTGACCAGGGCGACGAGCCTGGAGGCGACCGTGCTCGCGCGCTCGGAGCCGATCTTCTGGGTGCGAGCATTGAGGAAGTAGCTGAAGATGGAAGGATCTGCTCGGTAGTCGAGACCAATGCGAGCAAGGGTCGGATCGCCGCTATTGCGAAGCTGCTCGATGGTCGGCTCGCGGCGCAGAAAGCCGCGTTCGACCATGCACGTCAGGTGCTTGTCGAGCGCGTACGGGTCTTCGGCTTCTTCCTGCTTGACCTGCTCGGCTACGACCGAGAGCGTGCGCGCGGGCCCGGTAGACAGAATACGGTCGCGGATCGTTTCGTAGTTGACCCCGACGCCACGGCTCGGGCTGCCGCCCTGGGCCATCTTGACAATCTTGTAGATTGTGTAGTCGATGAGCAGCGCGGGATCCTTGGCGAGCCGGTACTCATCGAGAGGCTCTTCGTTTGGCGAGACAGAGCGAGAATCGTCCGGCTGAGCGACACGCTTACGGCGCAGCCACTCGGTGTACATGCCCGCGTCGGCGCGGGTGACCTCGTGCGGAGCAGGAATCCAGCCTCTGTCCCGTTCGTACCAATCGAAGAATTCTCGCAGTGCAAAGCTGTAGGAACGCCTGGTGTTTATGTTCTGATGCGATGCAATCCAAGCTGCAAGAGCCGTCACGTAGACGTGCGTCTGCGGCTTGACTTGCCAAGCCTGGCCGATGCGAGAAAGTGGTCTGGGGCGCGTTGTAAGGTCTGCCACGCGAGCAGTGTAGCACTACCGTCACGCTGGCGTATACTAAGTATGAAACGATGCGAAAATACACACGTAAGCAAGAACGAGAGTCGGTCGCGCTGTATGGACGCGGGCTAGACGTTAAGGCGATTTCTCCCCGTACCGGCGTTGCCATGAAAGACATAATGGTGCTGCTGGTAAAGGCCGGGTACCCTATGTTGCCGCAGAAAGGGGCGTTTGGTCGAACTCTCGATGTGCCGATAGTCCGCAAAGTGAAGGTTACGAAAGATCCACTGGACGCACTGTTTGACATCTACAAGGCTGGCGCCGCCTCACGAGAGATTGCGTTCGATCTGGGCAGAGCACACTTTGGCGTCTTGGCGCTGATGCCGTGCTATTATTGCGGTCAGCCGCCATCGAGACGGCGGGTCACTGCCACAAAGACAGCAGTCTGCAACGGCATTGACCGGCTCGACAATGCGTTCGGATATAGCTTCGACAATTGCGTTCCATGTTGTACGCCGTGCAATATGGCAAAAGGAACGCGGGACGCAACGAGCTACTACCTACATTGCTTGAGCGTCGTGACGCATACGCGACAACGAGACCAGCATACGGAGCCAGCATCGATGCGACGGCTGTCGACGATGGCTGCCATGCCTCACTTCCTTCGGTACAAGATTCCGGGCTAGCCATCGGTCACGCTTCTGCGCGAATCGCGTGCCCACGTCTGACCACCTGCAATTTCGCGGGCCGAGGAGTGCAGGAAAGCTAAGGAGTTAACATATCTACCTTAATCTCGTATTCATGTCCGAGAATGAGTCGATAAGCATGCGGAATCACAGCAAGATCTACCGTTCTGGCCATCAAAAGCTGGCCAATGTCGCGTGATCGCAACACAATTCGGCATTATCGTGAGCGAAAACGTAACGACGCTAGTTGTAGGTACTGTCATATCCCGGCGATCTGTTCGATCACGTCGCGAAGCTGCGCGACGCCGAAGTGTAGCGGCCTTGGCAGGCGGTCAGCAGCGAACCAGCGAGCATCGGTGTTCTCCCAGTCGAGGACGATGGTGGGGGTCCATCGGGCCTTCCCGACTGGGTGTACAACGACGAAGTAGGTCGTGTACTCGAAGGAGTTGTCGCGGTAGACGCTGGCGTGCTGCAAGATGCCCTGTGGCACCGATCCAAGCTCCTCGGCCACCTCCCGCATGGCAGCATCGAACGGGTGTTCTCCGGGCTCTACGCGCCCGCCAGGGATGCCCCACGTTCCGGGCTCGTTGACGTAGGGCGACCGCTTGACGAGCAAGATGGTCGAGTCCGCCGGGCAGATGAAGGCGATGCCAGCGCCTCGTTGGCCCCAGTAGGTCATTTGGGGAGCTTATCGCTGTTGTCCCAGGCTCGTCGAGGGTTGTGGCTGCGGCGAGTCAGGCGTAGTTTGGGCTGGTGTCTCGGACGATTCTCGTAGGTGACGTACACGGGTGCCTAGAGGAGCTTGAGGAGCTTCTCAGGGCCGTGGAATACGCTCCGGCCGACAGGCTCGTGTTCCTTGGCGATCTGATTGATCGCGGCTCGCACGGACCAGAGGTCGTCAGGCTGGTGCGTCAGCTAGCCGCCGAGTGCGTGCTTGGCAACCACGATGAGAAGCACGTTCGTTGGCGCAAGCACGAAGCGCGCGTCCTGACCGAGCCAGGCTACAAGAACCCGATGCGCTTCAAGGCTGGTCAGATCGCCGAGAATGCGCAGCTCACGGATTCTGACATCGCCTGGCTGGCAACGCTGCCGTGCTACATCAACCTAGGCGCACTCGACGGCGGCGTGGATTGGTACGCCGTACACGGCGGCTTCGAGCCGACCAAGCCGCTCTCGGCCCAGCGATGCGACAAGCTCGTGCGTATGCGGTACGTGAACGCGCACGGCGGCTACGTCGCATTGCCCAAGACGCTACAGCAGCCTCCTGGCACGTTCTTCTGGACGGAGCTGTGGACCGCGCCGCAGAACGTCGTCTACGGCCACACGGTCCACTCGCTCACCGATCCTAGGATCGACAATGTGCTGCCGCAGTACGGAACGTGCTTCGGCATCGACACCGGCTGCTGCTTTGGTGGGCGACTGACGGCCTTCATTCTGCCCGAAGGCGAGTTCGTGCAGGTGCAAGCCAAGCGTGAGTATGCCCCGCTCAGGCGCGTGAACGACGAGAGTTGACGCGTAAAGCCGTTCTCCGTAGTCTGGCCGTATGGCACGGTACAAGAGCAATCCGGATACGTGGATGTGGATCGCGGCGGCTGCTGGCGTCGGAGTCGTGGCGTACCTGGTGCTATCAAAGAAGTCAGCCGCCTCAGCCGCCCCTGCGGCCATGGCGCCCACGGTGCCTACATGGTCTTCATCCACAGCTCTTCACGTCACGAATGGAATGACTATCACCGTCCCCGTGGGGGCAAGTCTGACCATGGACCAGCCGCCTCTCGACTATTGGAAGGTCGGACCACTGACGACAAACGCCACAGTCGTCAACCAGGTCGGCATGGATGCCTTCATTGCTGTCAAGCCTGGGACGGCGGTGATTTCCGGCATTGCCGGGACTTCGACCGGTACCTCGCCGACAGATCGAGACTGGTCAGCCACCGTCACTGTCGTCCCAGCGTAAGAGCGATCTAGGCCGACAGCGCCACGTCCGGATCGCGCAGCATCTGGCTCTTGCGTCCAGCTTTCCAGTAGGAGAGCCGCCGACGCAAATCGTCTCTAGTCGGCGTCGGCCATGTGATTACACGCTCCAGCCGACGCACTTGCGAGATGTGGAACGCAACGCCGATGGCGTCAGACATTCCAGGAAGCGGTCGAGGCAAGCTCGGTGCAGTAGCGTGCCAGTACCTCGCGACGCGCTCGCTACGGCCCTGCATCCGGCTGCGCCAGAGCGCTAGTATCTCGATGCACCTGCACTGCGGCTTGGCACCAAGGGCGTAGGCAGTCCTGAGCGCCTTCAGCTCTGCCTTGGTGTGCTCCGGAAACGACAAACACCCGCCGGCGCCGAGCAGAACAGCATGACCGCTGCCTGCACGAAAGCGGCGCGACTTGAACAGTCGACACTCGGCCTTGGCGCAGGCAAGACCAATGATCCTGCCACTCTCGGTCAGTACGTTTGGATGGTCCGCCGGAATCCAGTCAGTTCGGTTCTTGCGGACTCGGCGCTTTCGGCGTGCAGTAGGCGGCATCGATCAGCCCCTTGACGGTGTTCTTGAACTCCTTTTTGGAGATGCCGCTCTCCTTGGCCATATTCGCAGCCCAGCTCAGCAGAGCGGACAGCGTGGCCTTTGTCAGCTCCGGGTGCTCGCCGATGCCCATCTCGTCGCTGGCCTTGGTGGCGGCATCGATCACGCACATCATGAGGGTGCCAATCTTCCTGTCGTCGTCGGTCATGATGCGGGCTCGTCTGGTAGCTCAGTTCCGTAGATTTCGGCCTCACGCAGCATCACCAAATCCTTGCGGTAGGACTTGAACGCGACGCCAGTGCCTTTGCGGTACAGGACGACCTCTCCTGGTGTGATCGCCAGTTTGACGGGTGTGCCGTCAGTCGCAAGGTGGCCGGTGCCGACGTCGATGACCTCGCCTCGCAGCATGTCGTCGGCCATGCCAGAAACGTGAAGCGCCGTGCTGGTGTGCTTGCCGTCATCACGGACTGGCTTGATGAGCACTTTGTCTCGGATCGGTTTGATCATGGGTCACTTCTTGGCTAGGCCGCCGAGCAGAGAGCCGAGCATGTCGGCCAGCTCCTGCGGGACGGGAATGGCGATGCCCTGCATCTCGGACTCGACGATTCCTTCGCGGAGAACGCCGTGAGCCAGGTCGATGGACGTGTTGCGCGCGGTAGCGTCGTACCTGTCCTCGGTCTTGTAGAGCGTCGCCTTCTTGAGCGTGTCGGATCGGTCGCGGGCGTTCTGTGACGCAGAGTTCAGCGCCATCCCGTGAAGGTGGTAGGCGTAGGACTCGGCGATCTGCCGAAACTCGTCTTCGGTGAAGGCTCCGATCACGGGCGTCTGCTGATCGGGCTGGCGCGCGTTGTTCACGACCGTCTTCCACACCGACTCGAAGGTCGACGGGAAATACCTCTTGTCGACGATGCGGTCGAACGCATCGCGCATGATGGCGCGAGGGTCGAAGTCGACCTTGGGCAGCGACGGCTGCGGCTTGGCGTGCGATGCGTTGCGAGCTTCTGCGAGAAGCCTGGGATCTGTGCTGATGCTGTCGTTCATGGAATCTCCTGTTGCGCCTGCCAGGGCGGTGAGAGCCAACCTAAGTCCGGTCGCTAGGCTGGCAACTACTTCTTCTTTTTGGCCTTCGATTTGGCTGCTTTCTTCTTGGCCTGCACCTTGGCGACGGCCGGATGCTTCTTGGCCTTGTGAGCCGGAAGAGCCTTCGGCGTCTCGTCAGATGCGCCGATGCGAGCAGAGCCACGCGGCCTGCCATGTGGCATCTGCCTGGCCAATACGCCGTCGCTCATGCGAAACCCGGCTCGCTCTGCGGCCCTTGGCGTGAGCACTCCGGCGAGGACCGAGATGGCCTTGTTGTAGCTGAGCTGGATGCCAGCTTCCTCGCGCTCGGAGTCGCCGTAGATGGCAAACCCGTCGTCTCCATCTTCTGGGAAGCGCACGAAGCGAGAACCCGAGTCGTCGATCCAGACGTGGTTGGCGCCCTTGGTGGCATGGAATCCGTTTTCGGCCAGCACGGCCTCGACGTCTTTACGTGTCATGTCTCGCGTGGTGGTAGCCATTACTTTCCTTTTTGTAGGTACAGCGCAGCGCCCGCAACGGCAGCGCCGACAGCAAGCCCAACGGCACCGATGTCCGGTGCCCCGCTTGTGGGACGTAGCGCATCGGCGGCCTTTGATGCTCTAGCTCGGCACAGGGCGCACTCGTCGCCTTCTGGATGCGAGCACTGTACCGACGTGTCGGCCAGGATCTCGTTGAGCATGTCGCGCTCAGCCGTGTAGCTAGGGCTGCTGGCCATGCTGATGCTGGAGTAGGAATCTCGCCGCAGGGATTCTCTCCAGTCGCCGCCATAGCCCGGATGCCATTGGGGCATTACTTACTCCTCGTGTGAAAGACCGAGCTGAGCCGCTCCATCAGATCGCGCATCGCGTCCTCGTCAGGATGCGTCGAGCCGGCGTAGCCGCAGTCACAGGTGATCTTGGGAGCCGCGTCCATGATCCATTCGATCTTGCTCATGTCAGTCTGCGGCTTGCGGCACCGTGGGCAGCGCGGCGAGCTGGCGTTCTGGAGCGCCACGGTGATGCCCACCGCGTAGGGTGCCAGGGCTTCCTGCACGGCTTCCTTGATCTTCTCCTGGGCGTAGGGCCAGTTGATCTCGATCTTCGGCAGCTTGGCCGCGATCTTCTGGGCGACAGTCTTGGCGGCAGCCTTCTTCGGCTTGCGCGCCAGCTTGAGCTTTGCCTTCGTCATCATCGCTCCTGATCGAGCTTGCGTAGCACTTGTTTGACTCGCGCGACCGCCTCGCAGTCGTTGTCCCCGTAGCCCTCGATCCAGCCGTCGCCGAAGGTGACGCGAGCGGTCCAATACGGGATGCCGTGGGCCGCACGGTTGCGCTCTCTTGGATCCTCTGCATGAAGGCTGCGCTCTTCTGGCGCGACCTTGATGTCGGCCACGAACGGGGCGTAGGACTCTACCGGCGTAGTCGCGCGCGACAGGAGGGTGCGAAGCTTGGCCATGTCAGTCCGCGTCGCCTACAAGACGGTCGATCTCGGAGTCGGACAGTCCGCGTTCGTGAAGCTGGGCACGCAGGTCGTGTTCGTCCTCGTCGGCCATCTTGACCTTCATTGGGTTGCAGTAGCCGTAGTCCAGGTTGCGAATCTCGGCGAGGATCTCGCCGGTCGTCTTGCTCATGCCTCGCAATCCTTCCCGCATTTGGTGCAGTGGGTCAGGTGTGGCGGCAGGGTACTGGCTGGCCCGTGGAACCGCTCCTCGTGTCCACAGGCGCAGGCGATCTCGGTGGACAGCCCAAGTCCGACGGCTGCGAGCAGACCGCGAGCGTCGCACCATGGGCAGTCAGTTGCCTGCTCGGCAATGGTGACGGCGTCGCCGACCGACACAACGTCCCCGATGGCTACCGCGGGCCCGTGACCGCACTCACCGTGCAGTTCCATCAGCTCCTGAAGCTTTTTGAGGAGCACGTTCTTGCGGCCGGATTTGACCGCCGCCCTCCACTTCTTCTCCGTGCGGTCCAGCTCGTCGCGCGTCATCGCGTGCGCGGATTCCTCGTTCTTGAACTGCCGGCCGGCGAGGCTGACCTGATTCTCTAGGTTACGGATCTTGGTCTGTGCCTCGTAGGTTTCCGCCCTGGACAAGTTGAGCTTGTCGACGAGCTGGCGCTTCTCGCCTTCGATCTTGGCGATGGATTCGTCCTTGCCTAGACGCATGAGAAAGCGATGGGCCTTGGTGACGACGGGCGTGTTGGTCGTCGAGCCCATGTTGTAGGTGGCGCTCGGCGCCTGCGGCGCTGTCCACTGCGTCCATACGACGATGTCCTCTTGCAGTACACGGCACAGAATCCAGCCCTGGCGCGTGAACGACTCCAGGTCGGCAGAGTCGACGACGCGATAGATGACAGGCTCTTTCGGCTCCTCGATAATGAGATCGTCGCTCACGTCCCCTCCTTGGGCTCAGGCTCATGGGCAGCGCCGAGGGCGGCAGCGGCCAGGGTTGCTCTTGCGTCGCACCAGACGCAGGCGATGGCGGCCCCCTCGGGGTGCGCGCAGTCTTGGCCAGCTTCGTTGACGAGGCGCTCGACCATCTCCATGAGAGCCGTTTTCTGCACCATGGATAGGCGGTTACGCAGAGAGCGTGCCTCGTCTGCGGTGACGCTGTGGGTGACGCGCTCCATCTCCAGCAGGCGAGATGTCTCCGACAGCTTGGCCGTGAGATCCTGGACGTACCTAGGGAACCGCGAGGGCGACCCAGGGTCTTTGCTCGTGTTGCCAAAGACGCCGCCACAATCGGCGTCCTCGTCGGGACAGTCATCGTTGAAGCCGTCCAGCATGGCGCCATCGAAGATGCCGTAGCCGAATTGGCGCCGCTCTTTCACTCGCCTCTCTCCACGCGCTCGTCGTCGACGTCGCTGAACGGATCAGAAGGCGAACGCGCAAATACCGGAGTTGACGGCGTGTACTCAATGAAGTTCGTACAGTTGCACGGGAGCGAGCGTGCCCAGGTCGCCTGGATGTGCGCGATGCAATGACCCGTGCCCGCGCGGAACCCGTGCATGGAGCGTCCGTGCCCGCACACACACATCTCCTGCATGTGCCTCTTGAACAGCGCCTCCAAATGCCTCGTGACAAGAGCGTGAATGTCCGGTCGCTTACGAAGCGACTCGGCTGCAAGCTCCGAGCGCATCGCGCAAATCGAGCATTCGTCGCTCAGCTCATGCTCGCAGACGAGCGACTCATCTTCGAGCATCGCGACGACCCTGTTGCGGAAGCGGTCGTCGTAGGCTGTGAGCGGTGCCTGCTTCGGATCGCTCAAGATGGCCACCAGAGGATCGGTCGACGCCATCCGTCACGCCCTCTCGATGATGGTCACGCCTTCGACCGGCTCCGGCGTCGGCATGGCACCGGCGATGAACACGTTGTCGACCAGTCCATCGGCCGCGACCTTCGAGATGGCCTTGAGGAAAGCGGTGCGCTCCTCGACGGGGTAGACCTGCTCGAAGCCGTCCAAAAACAGACCGACCCACGGCTCGCGCCTGATGCGTGCGCGAGCGATGAGCAGCGCGGCCGTCAGCCGGTAGCGCTCCCCAGCGCTCATGGCTTCTACCGGCACGAATGTCCCTCCGCGCAGGAGGCCCACATCTAGCTCATCGGTCACGCGAAGTCCCCAGGCTGTTCCTGTCGGGGCCAGCGCAACCAAATCCACAAGTGCCCGTTCGAGAGGAGCGATGACTTCTCGGAGCATCCGATCCCGAACGGAGCGCATGTCGGCAATCTTGGCCTTGAGTTCGATGATGCGACGGTCGGCCATCTGCTGGGATTCGAACTGGGCCTTGCGCTCGGCTGACAGGGTGATCTCCTGAATCATCTGGCGCAGCTTCGCGTCCAGCTCGTCGGCGATCCTGTCGGCTTCTGCTCTAGCCGCAGTAAGAGCTGTCAGATCCGGCTCTGGCTCTGGCGCTGGGAGCGAAGAGAGATCGCGCTTCATGGTCTCGATGGTCTGCTCCAGCGACGCCCTGTTGGTCTTGGCGCCCTCGTAGGCGCGCTCGGCGATGTGTGCTTCGGTCAGGGCAGCGCGAAGCTCGGAAAGCTTCTGCTCGGAAGCCACGACGGCAGCCTGAGCCGTGTCCATCTTTGGGATGAACTCGGAATACTTAGCCTTCCAGATGTCCAGCGCGGCCTGGATGGCTGGCCCCGTGGATGCGGCAGCCTGGCCGCAAGTGGGGCACGCGCCGTGGGCCTTGAAGTCTGCGACGGCTTTCTCCAGATCGGTCAGCTTGGTGCGGGCCAGCTCGACCAGGCTGCGAGCTTCCATGAGGGCCGAGAGCCTCCCCTCGTGGATCATCATGCAGTAGGTGAGGTCTTCCTGGAGCTTGCTCGCGTCCGAGCCAACGCCAGGGACCGGCATAGCATCGATCTTCTGCTGGGTAGCGTCGATGGCAGCCTGGCTACGCTGCTTCTGGGAGGCTAGCCGCTCGTTGCGGGCGCGAATGTCGGCCGCCTGCCTGGCGGTCTGTCCCAGGTGCAGCGACTTTGTGCGGGCCTCGCGAAGCGCCTGCTCGGCCGCGGCGATCTCCTGATCGCTCCAGGAGACAGGCGGCGCGGCGACGCCCTCGGCTACGACGCCTGCTTCTCTGGCGACCTTCTGCGAGGACTTGAGTGTCTCGTAGGCCCTGCCGAGGTTCATGTCGAGGCAGGTGGCCGGGTCGTAGTGGAGCCGCGGGTTCCAGTCGTCGTCGGGCTCTCCGATGGCCTCGATGAGCTTCTCGATGGTCATGCTGCTGGCGCCACGGCACAGGTCGGTCGCCCACGCCTTGCGCTTCTCAGGCGACAGGCGCAAGAGCGACTTCTCAGGATCGAAGGCATTGGCGAAGAACCCAACGTCGCCGAAGTGCTTGAACAGGTACGCCTCGGACTTCTTCATGCCCTTGACGTGGACCCCGGCCACGCTGTCAGCGAAGGCAAGGGTGTTGCCGTCTAGCGCGACAGTCCGATTGACCTTCTTCTTGTCGTCGCAGGCGAGGGTGACGCCGAATCCCTTGGTCTTGTCGTTGGCCAGGACCATGAGGTCGGCCACGTTGTCGCCGACGACGCCCGGGAAACGCCCCGTCAGGGCGTAAATGACGCTGCCGACGACGCTCGTCTTGCCGGAGCCGTTCGGCCCGCACAGCAGGGTCACAGGGCCGAGCGCGAACTTCTCCTCGCCGATGGCCTTCAGTCCCTTGATCAGAATGCCGGAGATTCTCACAGCGGCCTCGGCTGGTACTTGCCGCACTTACCGCAGTTCGCCGCGCAGTCCTTGCTGCGATCAGGCCAGGTGCCCCAGTCGCCACAGTGGCAAATGTTCTCGTCCCAGCCCTGCCTCACCAAGGCGCCGCCCACGTCCGGCGGCTCCCACCCCTTCGGCTTGAGCTTCTTGCCGTCCGCGCGCGTCGTGTGGCCGGGCACCTTCTTCATGTTCGCGACGTGGACAACGTCGGCGATGGGCTTGCCGTCGATCCCGAACTCCAGCCGGGCGCCTTCGACCACGTAGTCCAGGTCGGCACAGCCGTCGGCGAACCTGGCCATGTCGACTTTGACGGGAACATGGTCGATCACGAGACTCGTCTGGTAGCGCGCCCGCTCGAACGGGTGATCTTTGTCCGGTGGAACGTCGAACATCGCCTCGATGGTCTCGAACGCCTCCTCCATGATGAGCTTCGCGCGCAGACGCACGCGGTCATCGGCCGGAAGGCTCGGCTTGTCGAGGACGGGCACGCCCATCGCCAGGTGAAAGTCGGTGACTTGTTCTCGAATGGTGGCCACGTCTACCTCATCGGGCGGTAACGCCAGGAGTCGCGGTTGAGAAAGCCGACGGTCCTGGCGACCTCGAACAGCTTGTCTTGCAGCTCGCGCACGGTGTCTGCCAGATGTCGAATGCACTGCTCTGGCTCGTGGGCGCCTTCGCCGTCGGAGATGGGTGCGCCGCAGTTAGGGCAGGGCTTGTCGCTCATGCGTGCTCCTTGTCTAAAGTCGCGCCATGGATCACAAGTCCATGTCGAACTCGGGATCGACTTCTGCCTTGGGCGGCTGAGGCTTCTCCACCTTCGGCTTGGCCGCTTTCGGTTGCCTGGCAGGCTTTGGCGGCGTGCCAGGAATGGGGCGGCCCGTTGTCCCGCAGATGAGCGAGCGCCAGATGCGAAGCGGCCTGGCATGGCAGCGAACGCGATGCGAGCAGAGCGTGCGGTCAGTCGGCTCGCAGAGCCCCATCTTCCTGGCGGCCTGCATGCAGGCCCCCATGGCGCGAGGCTCACGCGGCGGATCGACGTGTACCCACAGGTCGTCGGTCGTAAATTCGGAGTGCGCCTGGGCCACGCGCCGGACGGCGATGAGCGCATTGTGCATCCAGTCGTAGCCAGCGCCGATCTCGGAGTTGTCGATGCCTTCGTCCCTGGCACCGATGGCCGCCGCAAAGTCGAACTCGGCTTGTTTGTCCTTCGGATCGGTCATGTGCGCCTACTTCTTCGTGAGCAAGGCCACGCTCGACTCAACGCCGATCCAGTCGGTCAGGTGCTGGGCGATCTCGACTGTTGGCAACATGGGATGCCTATGAGCTAGCACCCAGACATCGCTGCCCATCGCGTCCGTGCCGTCACGCGCCTCAAGGATGTAGTCCTCGTCGTCGGTCTCGACGATACGGAGCGTCGTCGTGTAAGTCTGGGCCGGCTTGTAAGCCTGGCAGCTAATCTCTTGCGTCCATACAATCTTGGGCATGACGACTCCTACTCTTCGTAATCGTAGGCCGTCTCTGCGTAATCGTACTTGCCTGGCTCTGGCACTACGCGCTCGCGCTCTGTCATCATCTTGGCGGCGTAACTGAAGGCGCTGCGCACTAGAGCCTGCTCGTTGACCGTGGCGGTAGCATCACGACTCGCGAGCAGTCCCTGCAAGGCGGCGCCGGCGTACAGGTCGATGAGGCCAGGGGCTTTCGGCTTGAGGGAGGCCGTCTCACGAATTTGCGCGGCGAACTCGTCGAGCCGCTTACGAAGATGCGAGACGGCAGCATCATGCGGCAGGGAGAGCAGCTCTTCCATGAGGTCGGATTCGAGGGTCCGTCGTTGGGTCATGTTGTCTCCAGTGCGACAGCTTCGTTTGGTTCTCCGGTCGCGCACGACCAGTGGATCTCGATGGCGACGGCGTTGTAGTAGCGACTCTCGCGGGCGCGCTCTTGAGCCTCTGCGTCATTGCCTGGGCCGAGTGGTATTAGGCATGTGTAGTCGCCAGCAGCCAAAGGTTCGCCGCAAGCGATGCACGGGTCGCCCACGGTGATGTGGCCGTGCATCTTGGGGCCGAATTGCCGAGTAGACATGGCTCCCTTGGAGCGGACGTAGGTGACAGGCAGCGGCCTCATTCGCCGTCTTCCTCGTCGTCCATGACGAGGGCATCAGCGACGCGACCAAGCTCGACGGCCATGTCGCCGACGGCGGTATTGAGCTGGGCTAGGCCAGTCTCGTCCTTGGCGTTGCCGGCGATCCTATCGGTGGCGTACACGATGGAGTTGGCGATGGCGTATAGCGCCAGCGCCACGTTCTTCTGTTCGCCGGCGTCTTCGTCATAGGCAAACGCCGGATCGATGACAGTGAGCTTGGGTTTCAGTCGCACGGTTACTCCACGTTGATATTGCGGTACTTGGCCCAGGCGATGACCCTGTCGGCCCACTTGAGCTTCTCGGCCTGTAGAGCTGCATCGCCAGCGTCTGCGGCCTCGTCGGCGACGCGGCGAAATCCGGCGACGAACGTGCGGATCACGTCCTCTGTCTTCAGATCGCTGAGCTTCTTGCCCGCGAAGGGCCCGCTGGTAAAGGGCAGCGGCATGTCGGGAGGCCCAGACGGAGTGGCCCGAGGCGGAGCCTGCGGCTCTTCCTCGAACTCGGCGTCAACGGGGGCCGTGGGGGCGGGAGCTACCGGGCGCTCCGGCGCTGGCGGAGCAGCGACCGGCGCCGGGGCAGGGGCAGGACGAGCGGAGGTGAAGACGGCCTCGATGTCGGGTTCGGAGTCGTCGGCTTCTACGCCTTCGACGCTGATGCCGCCTGTCTCCTCGGAGAACGCCTTGCGCAGCGCGATGCTCTCGGCGACCTTCTCGATCATGCGGTGCGGCATGCGGCGCCAGAAGTCGGTCAGCTCGCCGCTCTTGTTGGTCTGGGCAGCCTCGTCCCACATGACGAACCCGACGGCAGGACGACTCCAGTCCTTGCGGTAGACCTTGATCTTGCAGCTCTTGAGCTTGCCCTTGCCGTTGTCGGCGTACTCGAATTCGGGCTGGTCCTGGCCATCGTACTGCCCAGTGCGCTGGGCGATGGCGCGCAGGCCGTCGATGGAGACTTGTGCCGACCAGACTTCGCGACCCTTGCTCTTGTCCCAACGCTTGACGAAGTAGACCTGCTTGAGCAGAGGATTGAGATTGCGCGTTCTCGCAATCTCCATCAGGACCGAGAACTCCTCGTTGGTCGCGCCGTTGGCGTAGCTGTCGCGGATCATTTGCTTCTGCTCGGCAGAGAATTCGAGCGGACGCATGGCCGTCGTGGGAACGCGGGCGAGAGAGTCCTTTTTGGGGTCGCTCATTGTGTTTGGCTCCTGTGGGAAGTGGTACGTCCAGGACGCGCGGCAGCGTCGGCGGCCTGACAGCGCAGGCGTATGGCTCGTACCCTGTTGTCGTTCGGATCTACACCGGCTGGCAGCATGCCGGTAGCCACCAAGCGCGCGGTCGGACCTTGAAAGTCCGCGGGTTTGGTGAACGATTCACAGAAGTCGTCGGTAACTGCGCGAACAAGCTCGCGAGCGAGGTCGATGTCCGAGGGCACGCCAGCTTGTGTAGCTGCGCCCGTCAAGGTTGTCAACCATAAATGCTACCGCACTTATGCAACCCTACCTGTTGACAGCAGGAAGCGAACATGTCATTTCTGCTTCCCGTGAAACAGCGCATCAGCTCAAAGGCCACCAGAGAAGTTCAACCTACAGTCCGCCAGCCCAAGTACCCGAGAAGCGGCAAGATCATCCGCGAGTGGAGGGAGCATGGCGAGGTCCCATTCAGTCGGGAGGAAGTGGCGGCGAAAATCGGACGATGCATCAGCACCATCTTGAGATGGGAAACGGGGCAAGCCGAGCCTCGCATCAGCCACATCAGGCAGATGGAGAGGATCAAGCCTGGGCTGGTGGACGCCTTGTTCGCCCCGCTCAACTGATGCCTACTCGGCTCTCGGGCCGAGTCCTGTCGGTTCGGCCACGCATGGACGGCTCTTGGGGTGTAACCCTTGGGCCTGGGCCAGACGTCCTCTGGTACTCGACGTTCGATCCGCCCAAGCTCGGGGCGCGGATCACGGTGGACGCCAACCGGCGCACGAGAACGCCGATTGAGTGGAATGGCCGACGCGGCACGATGACGGTGCTGCACGAGGCCGAGCCGCACATCGAGCCCAACACCTACGCGATCCGGGTGGTGGCTCCCGAGTGGCGCTCGCGTGTGAACGCCGCCATGCAGAGGCCGCTGTTCCCGTACCAGGATCACGGTGCTGCGTGGCTGTCGGCGGAGCTTGCGGCCGGAAGAAGCGCGATCTTGGCCGACGAGATGGGCTTGGGAAAATCCGCCCAGAGCATCGCCGCCCTGGTAGCGACGGGCATGTTCCCGGCCATCGTCGTGTGCCTTGCGTCGCTCAAGTTCAACTGGGCTCGCGAGTTCCAGTACGCGCGGGTGCCGCCGAGCATCGAGATCGTCAAGGGGCGTCGAGGCGCGCTGTTCGGAGCGCAAGTCGTCATCATCAACTACGACCTGCTCAAGTTTCGCGAAGAGCAGCTGCTCTCCATGGGCGCTCGCCTCATCATCTTCGACGAGGCTCACGAGATCAAAGAGGCCAGGGCTGCCCCTTCGCACCGGGCAGCGGTAGCGACCAGGCTGGTGCGGTCCATCGGTCGCACGATCCTGCTGACCGGCACCCCAGCGCTCAACAGGCCGTCGGAGATGTGGCGTCTGCTGCACATGGCCGACCCCAAGGAGTGGGACTCCTACGAGAAGTTCGTCAAAAGGTACGTCAAGCCGCCCCCTGACGACGAGGTGCCGCTCGGCAACCGCGAGCCGAGGCGCTTCGTGACGAGCCGTGGCCGCATCGAGAACATCGATGAGTTTCAGGTCCGCATCCAGCCGATGATGCTTCGGCGCCTCAAGAGCGAGGTGCAGAAGGACTTGCCGCCCAAGAGTCGCCGGTCGCTGCTCGTGTCGCTCGATACGCACGACATGGCGCAGTACAAGGCAGCCGAGAAGGACGTGATCGCATGGCTCCGGACGCGCCAGGGTGACGAGAGGGCTCGCGCGGCGGCAAGGGCGCAGGCCATCGTCAGGCTGACCATGCTTCGCAAGCTGGCGGCCCTCGGCAAGATGCGCTCGGCGGTGCCCGAGTACCTGGAGCAGTGGTTTGGTGGGCCAGACCCGCAGCCGCTCGTAATCTTCGCCTACCACCGGGAGGTCGTCTCCCAGCTCTACCCGCTGTGCGCCGGTTTCGGCCTGCGCTGCGTGGGCATCGGCGACGAGGCGTTGGAGAAGCGCCAGCTAGCCGTCGATGCCTTCCAGCAGGGGCACGCCGACGTGTTCATCGCACCCATCAGGGCAGCGGGCGTAGGACTGAACCTACACAGGGCGTCGGACACCCTGTTCATCGAGCGCGACTGGACACCAAGCCGCATGAGTCAATGCGAGGACAGGTGCATCGTGGAGGGCCAGCTAGTCGAAACCAGTCGCGGGCCGACGCGCATTGAAGAGGTGCGCAAGGGAGACATGGTGCTGTCGCACACTGGCCGTTGGCAGCGCGTGCTGCGCACGAAGAAGCGAGAGCACCGTGGACTAATGACTGCAGTGACGTACTATCGTTACAGCGACCCATTGGTCTGCACGCACGACCACAAGTTGCTGGTAGCCAAAGGAGGAGCGAGGCCGGAGTGGATGCCAGCGCACACTGTCCTGCCTGGCGATTCGCTGATCATGCCACGTCTCGAAGGTGGACCAGGCGTGACAGAGCTAGAGTTCCCGGCAGCTTTGCGACACGATCCGACGCAACTTAGTCGTGGCGGAAACAAGATGCGTAACGGCCGCTACGTTCCGATGCCGGAAACGTTCCCGCTTGATGATGAGTTGCTCTTCGCGTGTGGCTGGTACCTAGCGGAAGGATGCTCCATCCTTGGCCGTGGCAAGGGCAATTCGGCGTCGTTTTCGGGACACCGGAAGGAAGAGCCGATCTTGGAGAGAATCGGCAGGCGCATGGAGCTGTTTGGCGTGAAAGCGACCATCGCACGGAAGAAGATGTGGCTATCAAGCGAGCTACGCGCCTACTCGGTCGAGTTGGCGCGGTGGTTCGGTGACCACTTTGGCAACGGAGCGCACGACAAGCATTTGCCTGATTGGGCGTGGCGTCTGTCGCGGCGACAAATGCGCATTGTGCTAGACGCGTACGTGCAAGGAGACGGGTATCGTCGTAAACGACAGACATCGTGGATTTCTGTCTCGGTGACACTTGCGCATCAGATGGCACTGCTGGCTGCTGCGACCGGCGAATCACCGAGTCTAATCCGTACGGAGGGAGGGAAGAACGATGGAGCTTGGGTCGGCACGTACACGGTGGACGGGATCCCGCACAACGCCAAGCTGTGCCGCAGCGATGAGGACTACGTCTATCATCCCGTGCGTCGCGTAGAGACGTACCAGGCTGTCAGGCGCCCCAAGACGATGGTGTATGACCTAGAGGTGGAAGAGGATCACTCGTTTGTTGTCGGACAGGCGGTGGTCCACAACTGTCATCGAATCGGCCAGCGCCGCGCCGTCGTGGCCACCTACCTGGACGCGCAGAGCACGGTAGACGAGTACATCGCCGACGTTCTGACGGCCAAGCAGAAGCTCATCGCTACGGCTGTGGACGGTTACGGAGCCGGTGACGGGCCTGATGCGGGATCGTTCGACACGGTCGATGCAGTCGTAGAAAAGTTCACTTCAGGACGTTCGGCGCCGGGTACAAGTTCGTCTTGAAGTCGACGCCAGCGCTTCACGAGTGCGTGAACCTGCTCAACTGGAACAACGGCACGCCGAGTCACGCGGGCACCCGGTGCAGAGCGAAAGCAATGCCTTTGCCCGCGCGTCACTACCATCGTACTCGCTGCTCGATCAGCCTGTGTCACCACCCAGTGTCTTGACAAGATCATCGGCGATCTGAAGCGCGCGGCAGTCGAATTCGGACACGGTCGTCCGGCGACGGTCCGCCCCGCGAACGGGCGAGCGCCAGCACCATCCGAGTTCCCACAGACACGCGGCGGCGGCGATCTTGGCAAGGTTCACGGGTAGCTCCTACTCGTCGGTCGGATCGATCCAGTTCCACGCGACCTGGACCTCACCGCGGTTGGGCGCGAATCAGAATACGCGCATTCAAGAGCTGACGACGCGGATTCTTGCTGACCAGATGTTCGTTCGTGACGTGGCATAACTGCTTGTGAACACAAGGGATTGACGACGGCAAGCGACTACACTACGGTTTGCTCATGACGGAGACTCCGGGCAGGCAGGCGCTGGTCGCCTTTCTGGAATCAGACAGGCAGCGCAGCCAGAGATGGCTTGCAAGGCTTCTGAAAGTTGGCCAGAGCTGCGTGTCGTTGTGGGTTCGCGGCCGATGCAAGCCCGATTACGTCCACATTCTAGCGCTGTCGCGCGTCGCCGGGATTCCCGAGGAGTCCTGGCTGACAGAGGAAGACCGGCAGAAGCTCACGCAGATCAGCGTCGAGGCGCACAAGATTGCCCAGGCGCGGCCACCCGTGGCAGTCGTCCAGGCCCAGACCCAGGAAGCCGCGAGCTAGTTCGCCTTCCAGCCCTTGAAGATGTCATCGCCGGAGACGACGGGCGTGCCGTAGTCGGAGGCCGTGGCGACTTCCATTAGCTCACGGATCGTGTACGAGACGCTGTCCAGCGTCTCCAGCAGGTCCCCGTCCGCGTTCTCGTTGCTGCTGTCTGGCTTGACCAGCCATTCGGTCCCTGCTGCTTCCATGGCCACAAGCTGGGCGTCGATCCGCTTGATGTCGTCCTCGGTGAGCGGGATCGAATCGTCGTCGAGGATGTCCTGTAGCTTCTGGGCCTCTGGAGTTCTCAGCCCTTCGTCGGCGTAGAGGTACGCGGAAAAATCGGCACCCATCATGCTGAATTCGCCGGAGCCGATGAACGTGGCCTCGCCATTCGGGTACACGATGGCAAATCTCGTTCTCCAGCGGTTCTCCGGGTAGCCGTGTTCGGCGTCGTACTCAAGGTAGATGAACCTGACCGGCAGCGGCATCGCGACAACGACCGCTGGGTCCACCGCAATGACGTTGGTATTCTCGAAGTCGCTCATGTGCGCCGCCTGCGTTTCGGATTGGCCAGGATGCTCGGCAGCGCGTACTTGCTCTGCGCCTCGTCCGCCAGCTTAGGAACCTCGAAATCCTCGTATTTGTCCATCAGCGCAGAATTCGTAAAAATCATGCGGCCTGGATCCGTGATCACCAGCACGTCCTTGCCACCGCGAGGTACGTACCCGACGTTGCGGGAGTGAATGTCACTGATATGCAGCCCTAGCCTGTCGTAGTAAGCGGCAGCGGCAACGACCTTTTCCCAACCAGGGGTGTTCTCGTGGCGCGCCTGAAAGAGTCCGGCTGCGTAGTCGGCAGCGGGATCAGGCCAGCGGTCAAACCCGTGAGCAGTTCGCCACAACGCCACAGTCTGCGCTTCGACCGGCCCAAAAGCATCGAACCCGTGGGCAGCTTCGCGCCACAGACCCCAGAATCTTTGGCCTCCTTCGCTGTCCACACCAAGCTCGTAGGCAGCAAGGTACTGCGTGATCCCTTCGGGCCATGGGAACTGCTCTCGAAGGCAGATGGCAACGAATAGGGCTTCCGATTCGTCGCTCGTGAGCTTCAGCACGATGCCAGGGGAGCGCGTCTCGTAGACGCACCCGTAGCCTCCGCAACCTAGTTCTGGCCAGGTCGTCGGGTACGGATCGCCCGGCCACGCCTCGCGCCACCGAGCCATTGCTGAAGGACTCGGAGGCGGCCTTGGGACCGGCGCCAACTGCGGCCCTAGCACCGTCTCAATGTCATCCAAGTTCTTTCGGATGACATTGTCAGCCCACGGAGGATTCGGGACGTGGTGTCTCATGGTCGTAGATCAGAAGGGGACCCGACTCGCGCTACGGACGGCCGGCATAGCCAGGCCATCGCGTCTCGCCACCCTTGAGCTTCCAGCTTCCGGTGTCCCAATCCCACTGACTGAGGCGTTCGAGGCGAGCGGTTCCGTTGGCATAACGTGTCAAGGAGACAACATCCACAGCGGTGGGTTCTTCCTCCCATGCGCCCCCCGCGACGACGGGGCGGCTGCCTTCGATTCCAGGGGTGATCGTCCAGCCCTCTTTGCCGACCGCTACCACGCCCTCATAAATGATCTGATCAGCGAACTCATCTGCCTGTCTGCTCGTCTTGAAAGGAATAAGAACCTTGCCGTCGTCGATGGAAACAAAATATTCTCTTTTCATTTCACCGCTCCCATATCCCATGGATCTTGACGTTCTTGTACTTCCAGTACATCGGCACCATCATGCCTGGGTCCGTGATGACGAGCCTGTGGTGGCCGTCCTCGCCGCGAACGTAACCGACGTTGTCGCCGTGAACGTCGCCTAAAAGCATCCCCTCGCCCATGTAGAAAAGCATGGCCGAGCTGACGCCAGTCCAGCCATCGAACTCTCCGAGCGCCGTGATCGCGTCTTCAAGCTCGGTCCACAGGTGGCCTTCCATGATGCGCCCCGTCAGCGAGTCGTATTCGCGCTGGCCGACAGCGCCGAACTCGCCGATGGAGTTCCTGATCCCATTGATCAGATCCATGACAGCGCCGTAAGCGCCAAGCGGCATGTAGGACGCCCGATCTTCGGGCGCGACGATCCACTGGTATCCAATCGGCGTAGGCGCTCGCATGTGGGCGAATTCGCCGAAGCCTTCGGCCTCCTGGCGCCACAGACCGCAAACTGCGCCCCAGCGTGCGGGCCGTCCTGGGCGTGGGGTGTCGCCTACCAGGCGGTAGACTCCGGCGTACTCGACGATGCCAGGGTGCCACGGAATGTCGAACTGCAGGCAGGAGGCGACGAACTGAGCCTCGGACGTGTCGCCCGTGAGCTTCATGACGATTCCAGGCACATCCGTAGCGTAGACGCACCCGTAGCCACCGCAGGGACCAAGCTCATGCCACTTGTCCGGGTTGGCCGGAGTGGCCTTCGGCACCATGCTGGGCCCAAGAACGGCCTCAATGTCCTTGAGGTTGTCCTTGATGATCTTGTCGGCCCACGGCGGGTTGCGTGAGTACCTTTCGTCCAGTGGCAGCCAGACTGGTTTCTTTGCCGTGCCAGACAGCACCTCGATCTGCTGTGGAGGCACTACCACGCGGCCGTACCACTGCGACTCGACGATTTCGCCGCCGGGTAGCATGACCGTGTCCGAGTAGGGGTCGGGGTGGATCTCGTCGTCGTCTGGCCACGGAAACCGAAGAACGACTGGCCCCCAGACCGAGGCCGCTGCTGCGCTGACCGCGAAGAAGAGCGCAGGCTCACTCGTTGCTCGTTGCTCGCCGCGATGGGCGAGCGGTTGTCGTTGCGGCGCAAGCCCGTCCTTGCGAATCCTGTCGAGAGCCGAGGCAGTCGTGGCGTGATAAGCGTATGGGTTTCGGGCGTACATGGCGGACAAGAACGGGTTGCGGTCATACTCTGCCGGGTTACGTCGGATGTCGGTGCTCATGTCCTGCGCCTACGCCTTGGGTTACGCCGGATGTCTTCGTTTGCAGGGTCAAAGGTGCCTACGTTCTTGTGGGCGCTCTTGATCTGCGAGGGGTAGAACGCGATGTAGACCGTGCCTGGCGCCTCGTAGTCCTTCATCCCGCCGCTATCGCGGACGCGCTTGATGATCACGCCGTCGTAACCGGCCTCTTTGGCGATGTACGACAGCTTGTCAGTGTTGACACGCTCCTTGCGTCTCTCGCCTTCCCTCTGTACGTCGAATTCAATCGCATTCCATTTGGCGCCGTCGGCATCCACGACGAGCGGATTCTGGATGCTCAGGTAGACTTCGTAGACGCCCTTGAAGTGCATAGCCGCCACCTCTACCGTGTGGTCAGGCGTTGGATCCTCTCCCGGATCTGCATGGGTGTACGTCAGCGCCATCCGGCGGCTGTCCGTAAAAAAGAACCCGATGTGATGCGGATCGATGCGCTCTTTCGAGAATTTCGTAAAGCCACCCTTGTTCGTTCCGTGGAACACGATCATCGGTCGGCCGAGCTTGTCGACGACTGTGCTCTCGCCGAACCAGCGCTTGAACGCCGAAGTGTCCGTCACGCGCTCCTGCGCGGTGTCGTATCGCTCCTCTGGGCGCTCTGCGAACAGCTCGCCTACTAGGTCACGCAGATTGTCTAAGTGCGTTGACATGACGAGCCACTTCGGAAGGACGACATGCACGGTAAATGGCTTGTGCAACGGGTCGTCGTGCGCGAACGATGCCGACCAACTCCAATCGGAAGTCGGCTCCGGCGTAGTGCCAGCGGACGCTCTCTGGACGATGAGATCGACACTCTTTGGTGGCCGATCCTCGATTTCCGATACAATGGACATGTACCAGTCCGGAGCAATGCCGTACTCATTGATCTGGACCGGATCGACGACTGCATCGATCGCGGTCAGTGGAGTGGACCATAGCACCCACCATCCGTCTTCAATCGTGCCAGGTGACGGTAGCTCGGACACCGTGTTGAAGAACGATATGCGGAAGAGGTCACTCCGGGAGTTGTACAGCTCACGGTTTAGGGTACTCAGATCCTCCTCGTCGAGACGGAGGTCGAGTACCTGCGCCACTGAGCGTGCGAGCCTATTGTTCCAAAAAAGGGCATCGAACTCAGCCCTGGCAGCCTCGATGGCTCGGACGTACTCTGAGCTGGCTACGCGCGATAGCGTGTCATACAGAGCGTCCGTGTGGCCGCTTATGCCCGCTACGATGTCGTCTAATTGGTTCAGTAGAGTGTTGGACTTTACTATCGCATGAGCCAAGTCTAGTGATACGCCTCGCACGACGAGGCATTGTGTGTTGGCTGATGGTCGTCCAGCGTCCTCCACCGCCTCCAGGGCGGCGCGTAGCGTCGACTTCGATGACGCCTCGGGTAGAGCCAAGAGCCGCTCGACGCTGGTGCGCCACCGTTCCGAGACTTCTTTGTAGCAGTCGTCCCGCACTGCGAGCATCTCCTGCCGGAAGGCTTCAACGTCGTCCGTCGTCAGAACGCCGGTCTCGGCCGCATCGATCAGCTCGTCGGGAGTCGCTCGTTTCCAGTCGAACGGCGCGGGCTCTGGATTCCTCCGGCGTCTGCGGGTGGCTCGCATGGCTACTTCCTCAGCAGCCCGTAGGGTACGCGCCACTTGCGGCCCTTGACCATGACCCTGGCCGTCTTCGGGTTCTTGGCGGCGACCGTGCCGGTGAGGCGCTTGCCTCGGAACTGGAAGTGGACCTTGTCACCGACCCGGATGCGGTCGCGCATCGCGCGCATGTCCGATCCGAACAAGAGCGTACCT